TTGCCGTATGGCGGGTAGTAGCGCGAGAAGGCCGTCCAGTGTCCCGCGAGCCAGGAGGCGTCGCCGGCGGTCATCAGCGGGTCGGCCCAGGTTGCCGCGTCGCCCTGGTAGGCGGGCCGTCCGGCGCTCTGCGGCGCTTCCCTGGTCTGTTCGGTGCAGCTGGTCGCCTGCCCGTCCCATGCGCACGCCTTGAACGTGTAGCTGACCCCCGGCACGACCCCGATCCGGGCTTCATATGGGGGCAGGAGGGGAACGGCGGCGACGGCCGTGTTGACCGCGAGCCACGTCGTGTCCTCGGCGCCCTGGATCTGCCATGTCGCGTGCGCTTCGCCCGCTGCGGGGAAGGTGACGGTGAGGTTCGCTGGCGTCGCGGCTGCTCGCGCGGCGAGGAGCGCCAGCCCGGCGAGCGCGAACGTGACTAGCGCGATCAGTAGCAGCCCCGGCAGCGGCCGGGGTTTCACGCGAGGCGCAGCTGGCCGTGGACCTGGTCGCCTTCGCGGAACCAGCGCGCGCAGCGCGGGCCGACGTGCTGATGGCGGTGACGGCGCTCACCGCACCCGTACCGGCGCAGGACCCGTATGAGCGTGCGCTGGCGCGCTTCGAGAGCGGCATGGTTGACGGCTGGTTCGGGGGTGAGCAGCAGCCGCACCTCCGCTTCACGCCGGGTTCGCAGGCCTTCGAGGACCTGGCCGCCGGCGTGGTCGTACAGCAGCATGATCCGGCCCGCCGCGTAGAACTGGCGCGCATGGAGGTCGGCGCGGAGCGTGCCGGTGAAGATCCCGGCGCCGAGGTTCCACACGAAGCTGTCGAGCGCGTCCCACTCGTTCTGGTTGAGCTGAACGCCAAGGCCTCGCAGCGACCACTCGTAGAACCGTTCGAGGCGTGACCGCAGGTTGGCCTCACCGTAGGCTCGCGAGATGCACGCGGAGTGCTGGCCGATACCTTCCGTTTCGCCGTAGCCCCTGGTCCAGATCCGGCCGTAGGGGTCCCAGTAGGGGCAGCTTTCGTACCCCTCGAACCCCTCGATGAGATGGAGCCCGCGGACGCTGACGTGTTTCCCGCCGACGCTCTCTGAGAGCGAGCGTGGCGGCGAGGCTGGCCGGGCGCCTTCCGGTGTGATCGAGCTCTGCGGCGGCAGGTAGGTGACCGAGGGCGCCGGCGCCACCGGCGTGACGATCGTCGTCGTGGCGCTCGCTCCGCAGCCGGCGCCCGCGCCGATCAGCACTACCGCGGCGAACGCTGCGAAAGCTGCCCGGGTCCGCGTCACGCCGCGGGAGCGTGCGGCGCGAGCCAGTGCGCAACCAGCCCGGCGACCAGCACGATCACGGCGTTCAGTTCCGTCGAGAGCCCCAGGGGGAGCAGCGCGACAGCGGTCCCAGTCAGAAGGATCGACACGACGTGCGCGACGAACTTCTGAGTGAGGGGCTGCCCGAACGTCGAGAGGACCCGGTTCAGGATCCCCGTGAGGCCTCCGAGGACGCCTTTGGAGGGTGTGGGTGCCATGCGTCGGCGACTATCCGACACCCGCCGCTACCCGCCCGTGGTCGCCCCGCTCCCCACCACGCCGGCCGAGAGCGCGAGCCGGGCTTGGAGCGTCTCCAGCAGGTTCGTGCCCTGGTCCAGCTCGACACGGGTCGACGGCACGCCGTCCGAGCCGACGGTCGTTTCGACGCGGTTGACGTGAAACACGTCGCGGCGGCTCGTGCCCTGTTCCAGCAGCGGGCCGCCGGCGGACAAGTCGCCTATCCGTAGCCGGTCGTTCCCCGGCCGCAAGAGGCAGGCGGGCTTGCTGCCGCCGCCCGGGAGCCGCACGTACCGCGGGAGCGTCGCCTGCCCGGCTGCGCGCGAGGACAGCTGTGAGAGGCTGAGCGCGAACAGGCCGAGGGTTTCCGCGGCGGCCTTCGAGCTGAGGCCTCCCGGGAGCACGAGCGTGCGGCCCACGATCCCCGCTTCGGCGAGCTGCGGGTTCGCGAGCGTGACCGTCACCTGCCCCAGGCTGCCGGCCGCGTCGGTGAAGGTCACCAGGCACGTGTCGTAGAGGTCGCCGAGGCGGCTCGTGATGTCCAGCTGGTCGCATTCGGCCTTCGCGATCACCGCGGTCGCTTCGGTCGGCGGGGGACGAAAGTCGAGTCGTGGTTCCGAGGCGAGCACAGTCGGGGGCTCCCACACGCCCCAGTTCCAGCCGAGCAGCTTCGCCATGTCGTTTATCACCACGTCCTGTGTCGTGGGCGTCCGGTAGACGCTATGCGGCGCGATGTACCCCGTGCTGTCGACGATCACCCCGGAGCTGATGCCCTTCGCTTTCCCCAGCGCGTGCCGGACGATGTCGGACGGGTAGAAGCCGCCGGGTTCTTCGCCGCGGCGCGTGAGGCCGTGGTTGCCGTACACGGCGAGCTTGGTCCACTGCGCGAGGGAGGGCGTGTCGGTGGACACCGGCCCGGCGGCCGCGGCGTTTTGCAAGAGCAGATACCGGACGGGGCCGCCGAGCGTGTCATTGAAGGTGTTGGGGGTCGTGGTGAACGTGGACTGCGCGATCTGCCCGTTCGCCTGGTCGTCGGTGCAGGAGTAGACGATCATCGCCCACCCGGCCGGCTGGGCGGTCGCGGTCTGCACGCCGTAGACCGCGCCGATCAGGTTCCCGGGGCCGGCGTCGTAGAACGCCTCGACGATCGGTTTGATCGTTTCGCCGAACGAGCTCGGCAGCGCGACCGCGAGCCCGGGCGCGCCGCCCTGCGTGTCGGGCGCGGTCGCGAGCGTGCCCTGCAGGTATTTGGCGCCGACGAGCGCGATCTGCCGCGTGATCGACGGGCCTTTCCACTGCACGAGTTCCCGGTCGACGTAGACCATCTGGTAGGGGTTGTCCTTCAGCAGCGCCTGCCACCCCTCGCAGCCGACGGTCTTCGTGCCGCGGCCGTGCTGGGCGTGTTCGGTGGGCTCCACGACGCGTCCCCCCCACGCCACCTCGAGGCCCTGCCGGATCACGACCGGGGCGCCCTTCGCGGGCCGGTCCGCCGCCGGCAAGCCGAACGTCGCGATCTCGAAGCCGCCGTTCGCGACCGCGCTGAACACCAAACTGTCCGCGCGATCGGTGAGGTCGCGGCCGCCGACGTTCACCTGCATGCGTTGTCGGTCTATTACGGTCATCGCCGGCGACTATCCGAACGGCCACCGCCCTTTACAACCGTCAACCGATAGAGTACGGTGGCGTCAGCACCTGCCTCGATGGGCGGGGCTCAACCGAGAGGAAGCGCCATGAGCGACTCGACCGGCCTCGTCCCCACCGGCGCGGCCGCCCCGTCGGCGCTCCCGAGCGAGCAGGTCGTGCTCGCAGCCCCGATGAGCTTCACCGGCAGCCTCGCCCGCATCCTCCAGCTGCACCTACCAGCCCGGACGAACAACCCCTACGGCCACATCGCCCTAATCGTGCTGGTCGTCGTGATGGTCACGCTCGCCTGGGTTTTGATTCTCGGCTGGTACACGATCTTCGGGCTGTTCGTCGTGCCCTACCGGCTGATCCGTCGTAGCCAGCGCAGAGATCTGCGCGACGCGCTGCAGCACCGCGAGCAGCTCGCTGCGCTCGAGCGCAATCAGCGCGCGTAGAAGAACCGCTCGCGCACGCTGACGGCGGCGCTGATCAGGTCGTTCGCGGCGCCCTGGTCGAACGGGGCACACACGATCGCGACGCTCGAGGTTGACGGGGCAGCCTTCGGGAACGCGCCCCTCTGCACATTCATCAGCTTCGCGCCCGAGAACACGCCCGAGCTCGCCGTGCGGTAGACGTCGGCGTCGGGCCCATCGAACCTGTAGGCGTCGTAAGCCTGCAGGTTCGCGGCGCCGAGCCCGTTCACCAGCCACGAGCTGAGCTGCACCATGTCGTAGACGCCTGACCCGAGCGCGACCGCGACCGCGGGCGCGCCGGCACCGGCGACAGCCGCGTTCGACGCGACCCCGACCGACGCCTGTGTCATCGCGCCGGGCGCGAACACGTTGCCGCCGTCGACCCGGGATAGGTTCGCGATCGCCTTCCACCCCGACAGTTCGAGCGCGAGCCGGTACTGAAAGCCGATGCTGAACGTCGGCACCGCTACGGACGCGATCAGGTTCCCGAGGAGGCTGCCCGTCGCGGTCTCGATCGACATGAACGAGCTCGCGTAGGACAGGCGGGCGGTCACACACTGGCTGGCACGCACGTCCTTGAAGATCCGCACCTCGAGCGGCTTGCCTTCCGCGTACGGTTCACCCCAGTTGACGTTGACCGACATCTTCATGCTGTCGGTGAGCACGCCCCCGACCCTGTCGCCGTCGTAGAGCCCGGCGGCGACCGAGCCGTGCTGGGGGGGGTAGGCGTAGCCGCCGTTCTCTTCGAGCTGGCCACCCGAGGCGCCGCCGTTGTTCAGTGGTGCCTGCCACGGGTTGCCGCGCTGGTCGTTGCTGCCCAACACCTTTGACATGCCCGGGAATCCGTCCTGGCTGAGCGGCAGCGCGGGCGCGGCGTTCTCGAGCACCAGCGTCAGGTTCTTATCCGGCAGGCAGATCACCTCGTTCACGGCCAGCCCGGCCGGCGAGGCGCTGATCGCGGGGCCGCTCGCGCCGGATGCCCACACCGCGCCGGCGATGATGGACAGTTCCGGCAGCGTCGGGTAGCCGACGGTCGGCAGCCGGCATACGCCGAGGTCGACGAGACCCCAGCCGGCGCTCATCGACGCGACCGCGGTCGGGCCGATCACGTTCCCGTACGGGTCCTGCGCGGTGATGCCGATGCCGCCCGTGATCCCGGACTTCACGACGGCGAGGATCCGGTTGTCGCCGCCGGCGATCGTGGGGTTCTGCATCGGCACCTTGCACGCGACGCCGGACGCGCCGCCCGTCGGTGACACCGGCAGCGCGAGGTATTGAGAGCCCTGCGCGCCGCTCGCGCCGACGAGTGTCGCGCCGGACTGCGGCGACAGCAGCGAGGCGGCGGGGACCAGCGGCAGATACGACGGGTTGTTGATCGGCGCGACCGCGACGATCCGCCCGAGCGTCGGCAGGTTCACGCCGGCGACGATCGTAGTGTCCATCAGCGCGGGTGCGTCCCCCGCGATCGACCCGATGGGCACGCTGAGGAAGACGCCGGTGCCGGCGGCGGTCGCGGCGATCCGCAGGGTGCCGGTGTTGCCGTACCCGGCGACCCATACGTGCAGGACACCGGCGGCGTAGCCGTGGATCGAGCGACGGAAGTTGAATTCCGGCTCGAACCGGACGAATGACACTTCCCAGAACGTGGGCTTGCTGGCACCGTCGTCCTTCCATTCGATGCTCAACGGCCGCTGCTGCGCGGCGATGTTGATCGAGCGGATCAGAGTGTGCAGCTGGTCCTTCAGGTGTGACGGGTCTGAGAGGAACAGCGGGAACATCTGCTCGCGCGGGCCGACCGTCGTCGAGAGCAGCGGTTGGCTGTCAGCGAACGGGGTCTCCGCGAACGCAGGGATCAGGAACGGCGCGCCGACCGGGTCGAACTTGTCGTCGGGGTTCATCCGGCAGTAGCTCGACAGGTCGAGCGTGCCGAGCTTCAGCGTGAACGTGGGCGTCATCGCCGGCGACTATCACCGCGTGACGCCGGCCATCAGCCGGGACCGCTGCCCCGCGTGGTCGGTGACGACCCGCAGGCTCTTGCCGCGGATCTCTGCGTTGATGATCTTCATCAGCGGCTCCTCGTTGTTGGCCATCACGATCACGACTTCGACAGGCTGCCCGCCGCGGGCCTGCGCGACCGCCGCGTTCCCGAACGGCCCGGACGGGTCGGGGAGGATCACCTCGCCGGCGTGCACCATCGCGGGGCCCGTGCGCGCCACGCGGTCGACGCCCTGCGCGAACGTGCCGACGAGCCGTCCGGCCATCAGCGGCTCGAAGCCCGCGAACACGCTGAATTGCGCCTGCGATGTGGCGAGCGCTCGCTGGGTCGTTTCGAGCTGCTGCTTCACTAAGGCGAGCAGCTGCGCGTTCGTTTCCGCCCCACCGGGCTGCAACGCCGCGGGCTTCGCGCGGACCTGGACGGGGCTGGCCGCGTTCAACGCTGACTGCTCGCGTGCGAGCGCGCCGAGCTCCTGTTGCAGTTCATACCGCAGTCCGGGGATCGTGCCGAGGTGTTCGTTGTGGGTCGTCTGGTCGGCGCGTAGGGCGACGACCTGTTTGCCGAGCTTGCCGATCAGGCCGCCTTCCCCGACTGTTTCGCCGGTGCCGCCGAGGACCACGTTCTCGCCGGTCAGGTCCCGGAGCTGTTTGCCGAGGCTGTTCTTCAGGATCGCTTCGCGGGCGTGCGCGATGGCTTTGCTCGAGCCGCTCCTCGAGGACAGTTCGCCCTCCGCCGCGAGCGCCGCGCTGACCCCGGTGATCTGTGCCTTCACGCTCGCCGCGTACCCGGGTTCCTTTTCGAGCGGGGACAGCCCGGCCTGGTGCAGGCTCTCCGCGGACAGCTCGCTGTGCAGTGCGCGTAGATGGGTGGAGAGTTCGCCTTTGCGCGAGGCGATCGCGGAGTGTGAGAGGGCGGCGGCGAGGTTCGCTTTCAGGTTGCCGGTCGTGAGAGCTTCGACCTGTTCCTTCACCTTCGCGGCGCGCGCGACGTTCGTGGTGAGGAACTTCCGCAGCCGCGCCTCGCGGGTCTTGCGTTGCACGATCGCCTTCTGCTCCTTCGGCACGAGACGCCCCTCGGTGGCTTCCTCCCTACCCTCCGCGGCGTCCTGGCGACCGAGGAGGCTTTCGAGGGCGCTGATCTGGCCGGTGCGGGTGTCGATCCCGGCGATGAACTTGCCGCCGGCGATGCCGCCCGGGCCGAAGAACCGGCCGGTGGTCATGCCGTGCGCGTTGACGAGCTCGTCCCCCGCCTCGTACCCGAGGGGGCCCGGGATGAAGTTGCCGGCCGCGTCGACGTGGCCGCCCGGGTCCAGGAAGGCGACGTCGGCGTCGGTGAGCGTCGCGAGGGCTTCGGTCGGGACGAGCGCCTGCGCGTCCAGCAGATGCTTGTATGCGACGCCGAGGTTCGCGACCCCCACTTCGTCGCTGTGGATCCCCACGTTCGCGGCGACGATGTCCGAGGGGAGCAGCCCCCCGACTTTCAACGGGCGCGCTTTGGGAGCCTTCGGCTGCTTGTGTGCCGGCGGGCGTTTTGTGCCGGGGTGCTGGCCCTGCAGCGCCTTGCGGGGCGGTTTGCCTTTCGTGGCCGCCGCGGGGCGTTTGGGGAGCCGCCCGGCGGCGGCGCGGGCCCAACTGACGTCCTCCAGCCCGGGGGCGCCGAGCGCCTGGTTCGCCGCGTAGGACAGGTCGATCGCCCTGATGTGCCCACCGATGCCGGGCCCGCCGGCGCCGACGTCGACCTTGGGAACGGTGATCGTGCGGCCGCCGTAGCCGACCTTGATCTTGCTGCCCATCGGCAGGCCACCCAACGCTGAGAAGTTCAGCGACCCGGGGGGTTCGGAGAGCTCCGCGAACCCCCACAGCGAATCGTTGGCGATCGCGCCCGACGCGGTGGGGTGCCCGAACGCGGACGGGTCGTTGTGGCCCCCGAACTCCGAGGCGGTGACGAGCTCGTTCGGCTGGCCGGGCCCGCCGAAAGCGCCGCCGCCTCCGCCGGGGACGCCGCCCATGCGGGACAGGATCGCGTTCGCGGCGCTCGTCGCCCGGTCGATCGCGCCCTGCGCGACACTCCCGATCGCGCCCGTCATTCCCGACTTGAACGGACCGATGTGCCCTGCGCCGCCCGACGCGGCCCCGATGCCGCCGGTGTTGCCCTTCGGGTCGACGTGCCGGACCGCGAACCCCGACCGTGGCGCGCCGCTGAACCAGCCGGCGCCGCCGCCCGGGTTGCTCGCCGACGTGCCGAAGAAATGGCCGTCCAGCGACATGTAGACGTGCGTCGGGTTCGCGTACAAGGTGACGGCGCCGGGCCCGGGCAGCCCGTAGCTCTCAAATTCCCCGGACACCTCGGGAGCGCTGAGGAACCCGCCCGCGTGCAGCACGGCCGACACGGCGCCCGAGCAGTCGTACGGGCCCGCGAACCCCGAGTGGCCCCCACCCCACGCGTATGGAAAGTGGCGGCTCGTGATCTGGTTCGCTTCGTTGACCATCGCGCCCATCGCGCCCGTCCCGCCGCCCGCGAACCCCCCGGCGGCCATGTTGTAGTGCAGGCCGCTCGTCTTGGAGAACACTTCGCCGAGGCCTCCCTTCCAGCCGGTCCGCGCGAGCGACTGGTTCACGATCGCCTGGTGGCCGCCGTGCAGGACCGCCTCGCCACGGCCCACGAGGAGCGGCACGTCGTCGTGGCCGCGCTCGCCCTGGCGGCCGACGAACCCACCGCCGGCCTTGTTGAGGGCGACCAGGCCGGGCGCGAGCGGCGGGCCGCCCTGCGACAGCGGCACGACCTTGCCGCCGTTCAGGCTCTTGAGCTCGGCGAGCATCGCCGCGTTCACTTCACCGATCCCCTTCTTGGTCGCGCCGAGCGCGGTCCCCCACGATTCGACGATCTTCTTGCTCGCGGCCTGGTGCGCGCTCGCGATTTCACCCGCCTTGCTCTGCGAGTCTGCGACCGCCGGCGTCAGGCCTTTACGGAAAGCGTCGACGGACTGCTGTGCCCCTTCGACGGACTTCGCGGCGTCGCGGAACTTGTTGCCGAACACGCCGAGGAAGTCGGCTTTGTCAGCGACGCGCAGGACATCGGCGAGCGCGCCCAGCAGGGTCGAGATGCCGCCGAGGAGAACATTGAGGGCGGCGTTAAACGCGACCTGCACCGCGCCCCATACGGCTTTCCAGACTTCGCTGAGGCCCTGCGCGGCGAGCTTGACCCCTCCGAGCGCGAGCTTCACGCCCTTGAGGCCGAGTTCGAGTGGTGCGAGCACCACCCCGCCGAGCCAGTAGAGGACGTCGCCGAGGGCTTTGACGGTGGCGTGGAAGCCTTTGCCGATGTTGTCCGTCACGATCAGTTCGCGGAACACGACGGCGAGCGCCGCGGAGATCGGGGCGAGGATCACCATCAGCTTCAGCAGCGACGGCACCAGCGGTGCGATCGCGTTGACCCACGCCACGAACGCCTTGATCAGTTCGTTGACGTCCTTCGCGAATTCCGGGGTGGCCGTGAACTTCGCCATGCCGTCGAGCACATGGGTGAACGCTTCGGCGAGTTTCAGCATCGCCGGGCCCGCCGCGACCCCGAGATGCATGAACGCGAGCAGGAGATCGCCGAGGCCTTTGAGCATGATCGGCATCAGCGCCGCGAACTGCTGCGCGAGCTGCACCAGCAGCGCCTTGAACTGGGCGCTTTCCATCATCTTCAGCAGCGGCGCGAGGCCCCGCGCGATCCCGGAGAGGTCGATCTGCGCCATCCGCACGAGCGTCGGCAGCATCGCGGTGAACGTGTTCAGCAGGGGCGTGAGAACCTTGGCGAGCTGCGGCACGATCTTCAGCCCGGCGTCGTTCAGCGCCGAGTCGACGGCGCTCATGGACTTAGCGAGCTTGAGAGCTTCGGGGGAGCTCTCCTGCATTAGCTTGTTCAGGCGGGCCTGCGCGGCGACGATCTGCGGCGCCGTATTCGCGCGCGCGTGTTCGGCGAGGACGAGCCGGCCGTGCGCGGCGAGCGCCGCGGCGCTCGCGGGCCCGAACGCGGCGACCGCCGCGTTGTAGGCGTTCTGCGCCTTTTCGATCGCAGGCTGGTTTTTGCCGTACTGCTCCTGCGCGCTCCTCAGTTCCGTGTAGGCGGCCGACAGCTTGGCGATGTCGCCGAGCGCCGGGCGCACGAGCGTCATCAGCGGCAGCAGCCCGCCGAGCGCGACCGTCGCGAGGCCTCCGCCGGCGAGCGCGCCCGCCCCGAGGATCGGTGGTCCGGCGACGCCGGCGACGGCCAGTGCGCCTGCGCCCGCGCCTGCGGCGGGCCCGGCACCGCCGATGGTGTTCAGGAGCCCCCCCACTCCGCCTCCGCCGCTGCCGCCGGCGCCGACGTCGCGCGCTGCGGCCCTAGCGTCCCTCGCGGCCCGCTCGATTCGGTTCAGCTCGGCGACCGATTTGTTGACCCCGTCGATGTCGCCGACGGCCCAGCCACGCTTGACGTTGTCCTTCAGCAGCTTCACGCGCGCGTCGAAGTTGTCGAGCGTGAGCTTCGCGGCGCCCGTGTCGATGTCGACGCGGACGCTGATCTCCTTGGGGACGTCCCTGAGCGCGTCTTTCAGGCCGCCGGGCCCGACGAGCTTCTTGATCGCCGTGTCGAGCTCTGAGCGGAACTGCGCAGCGGCCGCGACGATCTCGACGCGAATGGTCTCGGCGGTGTCGGTCATCGCCGGCGACTATCCAGTCGCCCGGCTGGCCCCCTTATCCGGTGGGGCTGCGGTGCATCTCGGCGAACACCTCGTGCTCCGTGCTGTCCCAGCTCTCGGGGTTGCGCTGCCCCCGTTCGGCGGTGATCGTCACGATGTGGTGGAACTCGCCGATCCCCATGGTCCGCCAGAAATGCGGCGGCCAGCTGTAGTGCTTACACAGCGAGAGGATCAGCGCGAGGTAGCCCGTGGCCTGCTCGGGCGGGGCTTGGAGGTCGTCCTCGCCTTCCGTTGCCGGCGAGCCGCCCTGTTCGGCGGCGGGGCTTCCCCCGGCGGCACCTGTCCGCCGTAGACGCTGCCGATGACCTGCACCAGCTGCTTCAAGCCGAGCGGCGGAAGCTTCTTCAGCGTCGGCTGGTGCACCTGAAACAGCGCGACGATCTCCGCCGTGATCTCCTTGACGATCTCGTATTCATCCTCGCCAGCCTCGACACGCTGCTCGTACCCCTGAAAGCGGAAGAACAGCTCCATCGGCAGGTCCCCGGGGAGCTTCCATACCTTGCCGTTGAGACGCACGCGCTTCGGTGCGGGCGCGAGAGCGTCAAGGTCGACGTCGACGGTGCTGTCGGTCATCGCCGGCGACTATCGGACACGGTTTCAGAAACCGCGAACGCCGCCGGCCGGAGGGCGGTTGGCGGCGCTCAAGCAGCCCGGTTACCACACCGGGAAGGCGGGGATCAGGGGAAGTTCTGGCCGGCTTCGGCGTACGCGCTCGAGGGGACCATGAGGTCGATCACGAGGCTGTCGGTCGCGCCGGCTGGCTTGATCGACGTGCACGCCAGGTCGACGTAGACGGTCTTCCCGTCGGGTTCGAGCTTGTTCACTTTCGCGCTCTTGCCGAGCAGGTTGTTCATGTTGACCGTGATCCCGCGGTACGCGGTCGCGCCGGTCGGCTGCCCGTTGTAGGAGTAGAGCATCACCGACAGGGTGGGGATCGGGATCGGCGGGACGCTGCCGCCACCGAAGTTGATGGCCTGGTAGAGCAGGCGGTCCTCGTACTTCAGGGTGAAGTCGGCCGTGTAGTCGGCCTGCAGCTCGATCAGGTCGTCGCGCCACAGTTCGGTGGTCTGCACCGCCTCGTCGAGGTGGCGCATCGCGGTGACCTTGTACTTCGTGATCTTGGCGCCGGAGGCGGCCGCGCTGGCGGCGGCGGTGGGGCCGGTGATGACGTAGCTGCCGCGAGGGTAGTAGATCGGGTCGCCGCCCTGGTAGAGGGGCGTGATCGCGGAGCCGATGTCGCGCTGGAATACGGTGCCGGCGCCGGCGAACCCGGCGGTGATCTTCAGCGGCACGCCGGCGCCGCCCTCGATCGTGAGCTGGTTCACCTTCGCGTTCGTGACGCGCTCCACCTGGTCTGAGTAGCGCTGCTCGATCGTCATGTATGGCAGGGTCGGGGCGGACACCATGCGGACGACCTGGACGCCGGTCGGGCAGGTGACGGCGGACCCGAAGATCGTGGCGGTCTTGCCGAGCACGCCGTCGAGGAGGGCGTAGACGGCGCCGACACCGCGGACATTCGCGACCGCGTTGCCGTCGGCCTTGATCAGCTTCTTGTACGCCAGGGCGACCTCTTGGCCTCCGCCGCCCTCTCGCTCTTCACCGATGTCGGGGACCTGCTCGAAGCCGGTGCCGTTCAGGTGCTTCGGGAATTGGAAGGTGGTCGCTTCGACGTTGACCGCGGACTGCAGGCCGACGGCGAAGTAGTCGGTCGGCCGGTTTGTGGACCAGCCCATGTCAGCTCACCGCCCCGGGGTCGTCCGCCGGTGGCGGGTCGACAGGCGGTGGCTCGTCGGGCGGCGCCGCGGCCGGCTCGGCGGGAGCCGTCTTGGCGGCTTTGGGTTTGCGGGCCCGTTTCGGTTTCCCCGCGACCGTCAGCGTGCGCTTGCCGTTCTCGTCGCACGGCTCCCAGTAGGCGGAGGCGTCGGCCTCCCCGCGGCTGACCGAGACGACGCTCTGATGTGGGATGAGCTCGCCGCCCGGTCCCAGGACATCGCCCGGAAGGCCGACGAAGCCCTCGCCGAGGACGTTGCCGGCCGGCCCCACATACAGGGCGAACTCGGGTGCTGGTGCGGCTGGTGCCATCGCCGGCGACTATCCGACGACGCCTATAGCTCCTCCCGCCTACACCAGATCTGCAGCATCGCCCAGCTCATCCACGTTTGCGGGGTCGCGGTCGACGCGAGGGTGGGGCCCCAGCTGACCCCGACCATGCCCGTCCCCCACGCCGCGAGAGGGCTTTCGACACCGAGCGTGCGGCCGGCCAGCACGACGCGCGTGATGGCCTGCATGTACCGGCGGAGCTGCCACGCGAGAATGTGCTGGTCGGGGTCCGAGCAGAAGCAGACGACGCCCATCGTGTGCTTGCCCGTCGCGGCCGACCCGGTGTCGTCCTCGAGCAGGCTAGCGGCATCCTCGATCCCGACCGTCGGGAACGCCGTCAGGAACGTGGGCGGCGGCACGAAGTCGAACACCTGTGCCGCTTCGATCGCGATCAACGACGCTTTCTCGTCCGCACGGGTGACGCCTGCGGCGATCGCCGCGATCTCAGCGTTGAGCTGCGCCGGATCCTGCAGCCGCGCCATTAGCGCGTACACGATCGGCTCGGTCAGCTGATAGTTGCCCATCGCCGGCGACTATCGGGGCCGTGACGCGGGCGACCATCACCCCGTCCTGGCCGAGCACGATCCCATCCAGCTTCCCCCGCCCGGCCAGCAGCTCATGGAACCCCGCGGGCGTGAACGCGCGGACATGGCCCTTCGGCTCGACAACCCACCAGGCAGGAAGGTCGCCACCCTCGACCGCGCCCGCGGGGGTGCTGAAGTACGCGGCGCCGCCGGGCTTCAGCACGCTGAAGACCGCGGCGACCGTCTCCGCCGGGTCGGGCACATGCTCGAGCACCTCGAAGCAGACGACATGGTCGTACCCGTCTTTCGGTCGTAGGTCGCGGGTGAGGCGCTCGCAGTCGTTGATGTTCCCCACGAGGAACCGTGATCCGGGGACGTCGCGCGCGATCGCGCGGTCGACGCAGTCGGGGTTCAGATCGATCCCGTGGTAGGTCACGGTACGCAGTAGGTTCCTCGCCAACCAGCCGTCGTTGCATGAGCAATCGAGGAGGACGGGGAGCTGCCCGTCCGCGGCGATCACGTGCTTCTCTTTCAGCGCGTTGTGGAGCAGTTCGACCCTGGGCAGGTACTCGTGGGCCTTCGCGGCCTGGATCCCGTACTGGTCCTCGAAAGGCCGCTCATGCGCGTTCGTGGCGTAGTAGTGCGCGTACGCGCTGGGGCCGTGGGTGATGTGGGACACCATCGCCTCCTGGTCCTCCCGGGCCCGGTCGACCGCCGGGTGGCCCTCCTCGAGGAAGAACGGCACGCACTCCTGCATGAGCGTGTTGGCCTTCAGGTTCTCGTCATGGCGGACGAGGATCTCGCGGAGCTCGAGCAGCAGCTGCTCGGCGCGCATCTCGACGAACCACAGGGCACCCGGCATGAGATCAGCCTACGCCCCGGGGGAGTCAGCGCTCGGTGATGACGTCGGCTTCGCCTTCCTCCTGCAGGAGCCGGTCGAGCGTCGCGGCCGGCATCTTGACGCGCTCGGGGTAGCCGCCGGGCCCCCACGAGTTCAGGAGGTCGGGGTCGCCATTGGTGACGCCGAGCGTCGCGAGCACGTCCTGTGCGGTCGTCGCCCACCGGTAGGCCTTCACGACCGGGTAGCGCCCGGGCGCCTTTGCCTGCCAGGCGCTGCGGAGGGCGTGCGTGCCGTCCTGGTAGTGGATGCCCCATTTCACGAGCGCCTGCAGCACGCCCCGGTTGGTCGCCCCTTCGCCCTCGGGGAAGCTCCCTTCGGCGCGCCTGGCGTCGTCATAGAGCCAGAATGCGTCGAACGTGCGGCCATACACGAGGGAGAGCACGCGGGCGTGCCCGAACCCCTCACAGGCGCCCTCCTGCCCCTGGTCGTAGAACGCGTAGAACGCGCGGATGTCGAGCTCGTGGTTCGGGAGCGCCGGGTCGGGGGCGGGCTCGAGGCAGAAGCAGTGCCCGCCGCGGATGTTGCCGAGCTGCTCGCCTTTCGCGACGTCCGGCAGCCGGACCGTGCCGTCGGCTTCCTGGATTGGCGTGTCGAAGCTGTCGTACCAGTTGACGCCGATCGCGACGGGCACGTGCTTCGGACGCGCCTCGACCGGTAGGGCGGTCAGCGGGTACTTGGCGACATGATCGAAGTCGGGTGGAACGTTGCGGCCGAGAGCGCCTGGCATCGCCGGCGACTATCAGCCGATCGGCGCGATCCTCCCCCCGGCGGCGCGGCCCTCCCGGAGCTTGCGTTGCACCCACCGGGAGAACGTGCGGTCGACCGCCTCGTGCTTGAACGCGTCCGTGAAGTCCACCATCCGCCGCGCGGGCAGATGGTGCAGCTGCTGTTGCGCGTGGCCCCAGCTGGGCCCGACCCACGTGGCGCCCTTCTGGTGGAATCCCGCGATGTCGGACTTGGGTTCGTAGACGGCGCGGTCGGCGCCGACGGTCACGGCGACAGTCTTGTTGAGCATGGCGCCCTTCATGCCGCCTTCACGCACGAGGATGGCCCGGCCGGGCCAGTGCCGCTCCTTCCATTTCCCGTACGCGTCCGACAAACGCTGCCAGACCCCGTGGGCACCCTGCGCGCCCTCCGTGTCGAACTGCGCCCGGACGTCATCGACGATCAGGTCCATCATGTCTTGCAGCGGCTCGTGCATGTCCTCTGCCCAGCTGCGGGCCAGCTCGAGCTGACGGCTGATCTGCACATCACCGTCGACGGCGAACTGAATCTGCACCCACGCCGGCTCTGGCACGTCAGAGTTCCATGTTGCGGGTGAAGAAAGGTGTGGCGTATGGGGCGACGCGCGCGAAGTTCTCGCCGCCGAGCCTGGGCGCGTCGACGAGCTGCACGGTGCCCTTGATGAGCTCGGTGCGGGCCTGTTCCCACGCCGCGACGGCTTCCTTCGCGTCCGCGGATACCTGCGCGGATTTCTCGACCTGCGCCCACGCCCCGATCGTCACGATCCGCTCCAAGAGCTTCAGGCTGATCGTGGCACTGGTGGGGACGGGGACCTGGTAGCCGTCGCCGCCGAGGATCCCGTCGACCTCGGCCTGGGCGTGTTCGAGGAACATCTGAACCTGCGACGCGTTCGGGATGCTGGTGGCGGTGAAGACGCGCTTCGCGGCGATCGCCGCCACATGCGAGAGGGTGGCGTAGACGGGGCTCATTAGAACTGGCTCTGCGCGACGGTGAAGAACGTCTCGCCGGCGGCGACTACGGCCCCGGCGCCTTCCGCGCGGTAGTACCAGGTGCACGCGGTGCCGCCGGCGGCCTCGGTGATCGTGATGTCTTGGTGGAACACGCCTGTCGCGTCTTTCGTCGGCGCTTCGTAGTTGGTGACGGCGCCTTCGCCGTTCTTCACCTTGAACTTGACGGTCGTCGGTTCCGCGGGTTCGCCGGCGGCGTTGGTGAACGTCGCCTTGAGCCGTACCTGCTGACCGGACACGTATTGGGAGGCCATGCGCCGGCGACTATCACGTCGGGTTCACAGGGCTGTCTGCGAGCTTTGCCTGCCAGCGGGCGCTGTCGCTCACCGCGCTCGTCGTCGCGGGCTGGTCGCTCATGGCGGCGCCGGCGAGCTGGCTGTCCGTCAGCGCCGCGGTAGTCGCCGGCGCGTCGCGGAGCTTCGTCGCGCCGTCGGTGAGAGTGATGCTGCCGGCTTCGATGTTGCGGAACACGGGGCCGTTGCCGTCCGCGAAGAACGCGACCCCACCCGACGTGTAGGTGCCGTCGGGCGCTTCAGCGACGATCGCCATCGCTTCGAGCGGGCCGGCCCACACCTGTACGACGCCGGCGAACACGGTAACCCCGACGTACCCTTCCGCTTCCAAGGTCAAGTTTTCGACGGTCGCGAGCAGCGTCAGCGCGCCGGCGACGACCTTGTGGATCGTGACCGTGTAGTTCCCGGCTTTCGTCGCCTCGGTGAACGTGACGCGATACCCGGTCTGCGCGGTGCCCTGCAGGCACGCCCACAACCCGAGCAGCCGCGCGGCGATGAACCCCCCGAGCCCGAACACCTGCCAGCGCACAGCCGGGTTGACATACGTCGCGGGGTTCCACCTCGCGCCGTATTCGTTGCCGAGCACGTACGCGGCCGCCTTCCACCCCGACGAGCTGCACCCCCCGCCCGCTTTGTACCACGACGGCAGCCGCCATTCTTCGACCGCGCCTGCTTCGCCGCCCTTGCTGATCGGTTCTTCGCTACCGGCTCGTGTGAGCGGGTCCAGCATGCTGACGATCGGGAACCCCATCAGCTCACACCGGGTTCGCCGGCCCGTCCGCCAGCGCGCACGCGTACAGCGGGCTGTCGCGCAGCAGCGTCGCACCGTCGACGACTTCGGCTTCCGCCGTTTCCGTTTCCAGGTCGATGTACCAGGCGTCGAGCACGTCGAACGTCGTCGCCGTGACGGACGCTTCGGCGACCGCCGCGAGTTCTTCGATCTGGCCCTGCGTCAGCGCGCCCGCGTGCGTGATCGTGCGCCACGCCGCCGCGGACGCGGCGAAGTTCGAGCTGAACGTGCCGAGGCTGCCCGCTTCGAGTTTCAGCGTGACTTTGCCGCCCGTCCCCACACCGAGGTAGGCGTGCAGCGTGATCCCGAGCACGATCTCGCCGCCGAGCAGCACGTAGTTGTCGACCCGGACCTTCTCGTTGTTGCCGCTCGGCTTGTTTTCCACGCCCGACGCGGTCAAAGCCGCGGGCGTTTCCGGGTCGAGGATCCCCAGCTTCTTCTCGTGTTCCCAGTGCGGTTTGCCGTCCGCCGGGAACGCGGTCCACCCCGACTTCACCGACGAGCGCGGGTACAGGATCCGGTGGTTGACGCCCATCAGAAAACATCTTCAGGGCGCGGCAGCGCCGCCCGCCACGCCGGTTCGCTCGCCGGCGGCGACCCGGCCGCGACCCACGCCAGGTATTCGTGCGGCCGGTCGGATGGGATCGGGCAGCCCCACTCGCCGTTGGGGAGCTCGTGGAAGCCGGACAGCCGCAGCGTGTTCTCGGCGACGGACCCCGGCTGTGCGCTCATCGTGTGGCGGCGGATCCCGAGCGTTGGCCACCACGGCTCCAGCCCGACCATCAGGTGCAGCAGCAGCCCTTTCCCCCTGAACGCCGGTTCGACGCCGAGATACGCGCAGTGGACCTGCAGCGGGAAATATTCGAGGCGGTACACCCCGATCGGCAGCCCTTTCCCCGTCGTCCACGTCACCTCCACGTAGACGCTGCCGCGCTCGGTGACCACTTCGGTGACCACCGTTTTCGACAGCGGGAACGGGCCCGCGAGCGACACCAGCAGGGCGAACGCCGCGGCGGTGCCCGGGCCGTAGAGGATGTCGAGCGGCGGGGTCTGGGCCATCGCCGGCGACTATCTGGCCGTCACGAGCTCCTCCCGGGCGGCTACGTCAGCGAGTTCAGTGACGTGGCTGGCGACGGGCCCCCAGCCGAGGTGCGCCGTGACCTGCGGCCCGACCAGCTGCGCATGATGCTGCGCCTGGGGGCTCGTGAGGCCTTCGACGATCGCGTCCACCAGCCGCGCGCGCCATTCGTCCGTGTTGGGCTCCTCGTCGATGAGGTCCCCGAGGATGACGGTCTCTGTGAGCGCGCCCCATGCAGAGGCGACGACGTGCAGCCCGGCGGCCTGGGCTTCCATCGCGCCGATGCAGCTGGTCTCGTAGAAGGGTGCGCCGATGTTGCCGTTGTAGGACGGGGCGCACCAGACGAGGCTCTCGAGCATCCGCTGGGCGAGCGCGGGCTGGGACAGGCTGCCGAGCGCGACGACGCCTTTCTGCTCGCTCAGCTTCTGCACGCGCTCGTGGAACGCGGCGAGCGCGGGGTCCTGCGCGGCGATGCGCTGATAGACGGGCGCGTAGGTGTGCTCGAACGTCGCGCCAGGCGCCCGCTTGCGGATCCGCGGCCACAGCTCGAGGAGGACGTCGAGGCCTCGGTCTGGGCTGCTGGTGTAGAGCAGCCGCTTCGCCCGCCTGTGTTTCCGGGTTTCCGAAACTTGGAAACGGTCTAGGCTGATGCCGTTGCGGATGATCTCGACGCGATCGCCGAGGAACGGGTAGTGCGTGATGAGGTTCATCTGGTGCCAGCCGGACAGGGCGAGCACGTGGTCGACTTGGCGCGCGCGCTCTGGGGTGAGACGATCGCCACAGTCCGTGTCGTGCAACCACAGCATCCGCCGGTGAGCGTTCACGGGCCGGTCGAAGAGCTCCGGGTAGCGCGACGCGATGAACACGTCCCTGCGCTCGAGCGGATCGAACGTCTCGTGGTGGCGGTAGACGACGTTGCGGTGCACGCCCTGGTCGACGTCGCCGTACACGGTCACGGTCCAGCCTTCGTCTGAGAGCGCGTCGGCGAGCTTCACCGCGGCGGTCTCTGACCCGCCGAGGCCCTTCTGGTCGATGTCGAGCGGCGACCACCGCTCCCAGCCCGGGCCCGTATGGATCACCAGCTCGCCGAGTGGCCGGTCTCGAGGGCAGTCGCCACGATGTGAGTACTCGCAGCGGCAGCTGGGGAAGCAGCAGCGGCCATGGGGCTTGTAGGCGCCGACACAGATCGTGTCCTCCCCCACTCCCATGTTCTGCAGCACGCCTCGGCGGCGGAGGAGCTCGGCGAGGTCGATCGACCGCAGGGCCCGCAGGTGGTGGGGGTTGCCTCCGTTGCCGAACGTGCCGTCCGGGGTGGACACGTAGATCACGCCGTCGTCGGTGAGCAGCCGCTCGAGCACCGCGAGCGTCGCGTTCATGTCCGGCACATGCTCGAGCAGCTCGTAAGCGACAACGGCGTCGTATGTGCCGGGCATGAACAGCTGGTCGGCTTCCTCGGCCGCGCCCTGCTTGACGATCCTGTAGCCCCGCCGGCGCGCCTCCGCGACACCACGCGGATGGAGCTCGAGCCCGTCGACGTCGAGCTGCTCGCCCTGCTTGACGCGGTCCCACTCGTGCAGCAGGAACATGCCGACGAACCCGTCATGGCAGCCGACGTCTAAGACGCGCATCAGTCGGTGCCCTCCACGCGGGGATGCCCGTTGCCGTTGGTCGCCGCGCTTGCAGCTGCGGCTGCTGCGGCCTCATGCTCGAGCGCCTCCTGTAGGAGGTCCTGTGCAAGCCAGTGGCAGCACTCGCTGGCGCGCGTGGAGGCGTTGATCGCCTCGACCGTGTATCGCTCGCGCGCGCGGCGGCTAAGGATCACGCTCAGCCTGTCGGCGGCGAGCCAGTCCGGGTCTGACTGGACGACGGCGAGCTGGTCGGGGGTGAAGACGATCACTGCTTGCCGATCTTGTTGGCGACGGTGCGTCGCACGGTCCAGCGATCGTACGCGGCGCCCTGGCCGACGAACGGCTCCATCGCCTTCGTCAGCCTGTGCTTCTCCAGATAGCTCTTCAGGCTGAACGACCGGCTGCCCGCGCAGCTCGTCACCTTGATCTCGATCCCGCCGACGGTCATCAGCTCACCCGCGAGGATCATGGGACGGCAGCGCGCGCGCTCCTTGGCGCGCTTGCGCTCCGCCTCGTCGAGGGCTTTCTTGGCGATCGCCCACTCCGTCTCAGCCGCGAGGAGCTTCCGTGCCTGCAGCGCCTTGAGGGTGGCGGCCATCAGTAGTCCCGGAGGTCGTCGCCGGCGACCCAGTCGAAGAAATACCCGGGCGTGCCGTAACCGCCGTCGCGGACGAACCGCAGGAAGTACCGCTCCCGCCTATTGTCACCGCCTGGCGATGGGCGGTCGACGACGGTCGCGAGGCGGTCCTGGACGTCTGAGCCTGTCCGCTCGCCGTAGGCGCCGCCGGCGACACGCACGCGATCGCCTACACGTCGCATGGTGATCACGCGGCCTCCTGCAGCTGCTCGGTGAGTCCGGCGAGCAGGAAGTGACAGCGCGGCAGCTGGGCGGCGATCTGCAGCGACCGCTCGTCGTCGTTGAAATCCTCCGGCTGCGATCCCCCGGTCTCATAGTGCTCGCTGTACAGCTCGGGACTGGTTACGAAACGTAAGCGCTCCCGAAGCTGCGAGCGGATGGCGACTACGCTGGGGTGATCCTGAGCGAAGTACGGCACGCACTGCTCGAGCAGGATCAGCGCCTTGGCTTGCTCGTCATGCGCAACGAGGACCTGCGCGTCGCTGACGGCGCGCTGCGCGGCCTGCTCGCGCTTCACCTGGCTACGCCAGCCGTTAACCGCGCGGGCCACCTCCGCGTGGTCGGGGACCATCGCGAGCACCTCATCCCCTATGGCGATCGCCTTCTCGAGCTCGCCCAAGGCACCCATCGCGCCGGCGAGAATCACGCGCGGCGACAGCACGTAGTCGAGCGGGTTGATGATCAGCAGCGTGTCCGGCACCCCCAGCTCGAGCACCCGGGCCGCCCAGTCCCCCGCGTTCCGCCACTCCTGCCGGTGGTAGGAGATCTCCGCGAGGGTCATGTAGCTGTCGGGCCACCGTGGCATAACGCGCAGCGCCTCATACGCGGACCGCTCGGCCGCGTCGAGGTCCCCGGCGACGATCAGGGCCTGGGAGAGCTTGCGGTGAACCTGGGCGCGCTCCTCATCCCACCCGGGGTTCTCCTTCAGGTAGCGGCGGAAGTAGCCGATCGCCTGCTTGATCATCGTCCGCGCGAGCGTCTCGGTGCCCATGTACGCGAGCACGCGAGGGTTGCGTGGCTCTTCTTTCAGCCAGCGGCGGAGGATCTTCAGGTTGCGGTCGGGATCCCGACCCTCGCTCGAGGGGCGGTGCACCCACTCGCAAACGTCGGGCCCGAGGAACGCCGCGGGGCCCTGCAGCAGCTGCGCCTCGTGGATCCGGCCCTCCCACGTGCTCGCGCCGGCGCGGACTAGACGCTCGCGCTTGAGACGGCAGACGACGTTGCCGTGCTGGTCGTGCGCGTACGCGTAGTCGAAGACGTACGCGGCGAGCTCGGGCGGGGCGTTGGCGGCGAGCTGGCGTAGGTGCTCGGCGCCGCGGAGCTCGTCGTCCGCGTCGGCCCAGGAATGCCAGTTGGTGTCGAGGAGCGTCTCGGCGAACGTTCGGGCGGCCGCGAAGTCGTGGCACCAGTCGAACGTGCGGCACGCGCAGCGGAACTGGGGGTTGATCTCGTCGCGCTCCCGTTCGACCCACTCAGTGAAGATCTCGACGGTGCGGTCGGTCGACCCGGTGTCGACGAGGACGACCTGGTCGAATGCGCCGCTGATGCTCGCGAGGAGCTTGGGGAGCCGTGGCTCCTCGTTGCGGGCGATGACCGCCAGGCCGATCGTCGGTGCGTCAGCCATTGATGTAGATGTCGCGGAGCCAGACCACGCTGCTGCCATACATCAGGCTGCCGGCGAGCAGCGCGCGGCGCCATGAGCGGTGTGCGGCGAGGCCCACCATGAGCAGCTGGCCGGTGATGTTCGCTGCCTGCAACAGACGCGCCTGGTGGGGCATCAGTGTGCCCCGGGCGGCCAGAAGGACCCCATGGATGCCCCGACCGCGTGCGCGACCGCGGTGCATAGCTGGATGGTGGGTTTCCATCCGGACTCGATCATGCTGACGGCGCTGACCGAGCAGCCGGCTCGCTTGGCGACGTCCTTCAGGAGCAGGCCTTGCTCGAGACGGGTCTCCTTCAGCGACGCGAGAGGGGGTGCCATCGCCGGCGACTATCGGACCGCGAACGGCGTTTCAGTAACGCGCTCTCACACGCCGCGTGTGCCTGTGAGGGTGGCTGTCGGGTAGCCACACGCCAGTGGAGGGCGTCCTGGGCAGGCTGTGTGCCCTCTCGCGCGCGATTCGCCCCTACCGGAGGATGCGCGGAACCGCCCACGGCGTCCGTTTGTCATCATCTACCGTGGGAATCGGGTCCCGCCGTGCGACCCCTGGATCGCCGGCGGGACCTTTGCCTGCGCAAGACATTGCGCGCAGTCAACGTTCACAGTACACCCCTCGTGCGGCGTCGTCGCGACACCTGTCAACGGATTGGACTAGTCCCGAGACGTGGGGCTACTTGGCGGCGGCCTTGCGGCGTTTCCGCGTAGGCTTCGATGGGGCATCCGTGGGGAGCGTCTCCCCTGCTGGTGCCCCATTGGGGGCAGCCGCGTGCTTCGCGTTCGCGGCGACGTTCTCCACCACCCCGAGCGCCAGCAGACGCTCGAAGTCGACGGGGTGCTCCTCGCCGAGGGTGCCGGTGTACGTGGCGGGCACCAGGTCGCCCGCCTCGAGGGTGACGAGCCCGCACAGGATCGTGTCGGTCGCGCGGTAAGACGGGGCGCTCATCGTTCGAGCACCGGGTAAGTGCTGATCAGGTAGCCGTCGGTGGTGCGCAGGTCGAGCGGACCCACGGCATCAGCAGCCGGTCATCTCGTAGCCGAGTTCGGGAGCGCAGATCCGCTCGTCGATGCACTCGACTGCACGGATGACGTCCTTGACGGGGTTCGGCCAGCGGTAACGGTCGATCAGGGGCCCTGAGCCGGCGGTGCCCTGCCCGGTGACGACGGGGGCCTGGAACTGGTAGACGCAGCTGGGGATGCCCCACGCGGCCTGCGGGTCGACGTAGAGGAACCGGACGCTGGAGCCCCAGACGTCTTCGGAGGCGAACGCGGCGCCCTCCTTTTCCTTGTTGAAGAGGGTGCCCTTCGGGACGACGAGCTTGGTGCCCTGGAACCAGCGGGGGAGGAATATGTCCTCGCCGTTCTGGTCGGCGCCGAGCTGCATGTAGTCCTGGCTGTTGACGAAGTACTTCCACAGTTCGCGCAGGGTGGGGTTGGTCGCCATGTCGTAGGCCTTTTCGTAGGGCACGATCGCGACGTTCGGCGTGAGACCGGTTTCGTTGAAGATCTTGAGCTTGGCTTTCTTCCAGTCCGTCTCGATCGCTTTGCTCGCGACGAACGTTTCGGTGGCGGCGGCACCGAACGACAGTTTCCCGGTGCCTTTCTTGAGCTTTTCGGCGAGGCGCCGCTCGCGGCGGGTCGCCATGCGGGTCATCAGGTACTGGGTCTTTGACTGCTCGAGGCGGAGCGCGGCGTTGGCCTGTTGGCGCTCGCGGGGCGTGATCGAAACGCTGAGGCCGTAGTCGAGGCAGAGGTAGGGCTCCGTGCTCCAGCTGAACTCGATCTCGGGGACTTCCTCACGGTCGGTGATCCGGTTGTCGACGTCGTCACCGAAGAAGTACGCCTTGTCGAACACCGGGTACTGGCCGGAGAGCGTCTGCGTGTTGATCGTCGGGCAGACCTCGTTGTAGACGAACCCCTGCGGGCGGAATTGACGCGCGATCTGCGTCAGCACCGGATCGATGATCTGAAGATCGCGTGCGTCCCTTCCCGGGAACGGTCCGATTGGCGGCCCGCCGGGCATCAGCGCACCGTCCCTGACAGCTTGCGGGGTTTGATGTACAGCCCGAAGACTTCGCCGGCGCCGGCGGACCCGATGGACTTGCCTACGGCCCACACGTCGATGCCGGATGCGGCGGCGACGGGCGCGAGGCCGCCGTTGGTGGAGGCGACGCCGATGTCGGCGCCGACGCCGAGGCTGGCGATCGCGGTGACCTTGATGGTGTTTCCGTTGTCGACGCAAGGCACGGCCTGGGTGAGTGACGTGCCGCCGGCGGATGCGAGGGCGATCCCGAACGGCTCGACGTTGGCGGTGGCGATCGGTTCGACCTGACGCTCGACACCGGACGCGGTCGCCCAGCCGACGGCGGCGCCGGCGTTGATCGCCGAGGCGGCGATGCCGGGAAACGACCAGCGGTAGAGCTCGAACGCCATCTCAGAAGCCCCTGGCGGCCTGCTCGGCGTGCTGCTCGTCGAGCTCGATGGCGGCTAGCGCATACGCCTCGTCGGGGGAGATGTCCTGCTCTTTGGCGAGTGTCTTCGCGCGCTCGATGGCTTCGCGGTGCAGCTGGAAACGGTCCTGGTCGACGCCGGCGGGGGCGGCTAGCGCCTCGGTCCCGCCGTCGCCGGAGCCTCTGGGTGTCATCGGGATGATGCGGTGCAGGCTCTTGAGGGTCTTGACGGCGAGGTCGGGGTTCTCGCGGAAGAGGGCGCGGAGGGTGTCCTCCTGGTCGGGGCCGACGCGGCCCTCGGAGAGGGTCTTGGCGAACTCGGTATCGAAGGTCTGTTCGGCGAGCTGCACCGACGCGGCCTGTCCGGCGTTTGCGTCGGAGAGGAGCTTGGCGGTCTCCTTCGCGGAGAGGCCCATCAGCTTGCGGCCCTTCTTCTTCGTCTTCTTCGCGAGCTTCTTTGCGGCCTTCGCGTCCTTGGCGGCCTTGTCGGCGGCGGTCGTGTCGGTGTCGGTGGTGGGCACCTCGATCGCGGCCACCGCGGCGAGCACGGTCGCGTGGTCGGCGTCCTCGTCGAGGCCCATCTGCTTTGCGAGTTCCTTCAGGTCCATGCGCCGGCGACTATCCGACGCGGCATCCCGCGCTAGCTCCATCACCCGGGCACTCGCGTGCGCGCGAGCGCGCGAGGCCTGCTTGCGCTGCTTCCGGTTCTTCTTGCCCTCCACGGTCGCGACGCCATCGAACGGGTCGCGCGAGAGCGACAGGGTCGGCATGTCCTGCCTGAGCACCGGCCGGTTCGTAAGCGCCGCGCCCAGGAGGGCCTTGCCGTGGCCGACCTTGTGCTCGTCGACGTAGTTCTCGACGAACGTCGGGCTGATGTAGAGGTACTCGCGGTCGCGGACCTGCTTGGCGCCCGCGGGGGTGAACTCGACAGCAGCCTGCACCTTCTTGCCCTGCTGCGAGAGTCCCGTGATCCACGCGGAGGCCTTCGTGCCCTTGCCGCGGTCTGAGGAGTGGTCGGCATCGATCGAGACACGGCCGCCGAACACCTCGCTGAGGTTGCGTTTCCAACCGTCGACGTCGGCCTGGGTGATCCCGAACTTCCCGTAGCGAGGGTCGTGGAGGTTGTTGTCGAGCCTGGCGACGGTGATCGTCGTGCGGGGCGATGGGTCGTCCCCGGCCAGCTCGGGGAGGTCGGCGAGAGTGATCAGGTCGGGCATGTCGCCGGCGACTATCCGACAGGCTCTAGCTATTGCGTTCCGTCAACCGATACGGTATGCGGGTGGAACCCTGCGGCGACCCACCGTCGCAGGGTCAACCACTACCCCGAGGAAGGGGGAAGCATGGCCGCACAGCCAAGACCGCAGCAGCCGGAGTGCGCCCAGCCGGCGGCGCTCACACGGGCGCTCGACCTGATGCGCGAGGGCCAGGAGGACGGGGAGCAGCTCGACGAGCTGCAGCTCGAGCTCGACCACTACCGTCAGGTCTTGGCGGACGCGCAGTACGACACCGCGGGTGGTGAGGGCCGATGGTGATCCTCGGCCCGCTGCTCATGTTCGGTGGCCTGCTCCTGGTGGTCGCGATCACCGACCGTCTGCCTGTCCGTTCGCGCGCGGAGGAGCACGAGCTCGCCGAGCTGTGGGCCCTCGAGGACCAGGCGCGCGAGGAATGGGACCGCGAGGATCGCGAGCGCGAGGAGGGCTCTGACAGCTGGGCGTTTGACGTGCGCGCGATGGGGCTGGACTAGCCGATGCGCTCGTTATCGTTGACGGCTGTCATGCCCCGACAGCGCCTGCCGACAGCCGACCCGCAGCCGACCGCGCCCGGGAGCCTGCTGGGCGTGTCGGAGGTCGCGGAGCTCGCTGGCATCAGCCGTCAGCGCGCGCACGTGCTGACCCGCCGCGCGGGGTTTCCTGCGCCGGTGGTGGCGTTGAAGATGGGGCTGGTGTGGCGGGCGGTGCCGGTGGAACGCTGGCTCGCGGAGTACGAGAAACGCAAGGGCACGAGTCCAGGGGCTGGCGGTGCCAGTCCGCCCTGAGCACACCGCGCGCGCCCGGGCGAGGCGCCGGTGGTATCCCCTCGGCCAGTGTGAGTGGCCCGGCTGCCCTTGCGCTGCCACGGAACGCCACCACGTCGACGGGGACGTGTGGAACAACACGCGGGCGAACATCAGCTTCCTCTGCCGGACGCATCACCGCGCTGAGCAGGTTCGTACGCGGGCGCTGATGCTCGAGCGGGCCGGGCAGCTGGCGTTGCCGGTCGATCATGGCCAGCAGCTCGGGCTAACAGCGTGACACGCTATGCGGTGAGACGAGCGTGAGCGACCTCATCAACGCCGAGACGCTCCACCACGCCGCCGACGTCGTAGGTGCTGCCGCCGGCGCCGAGGAGCTCGGGATCGACGATGTCGCGCTGGAGCAGTTCGTCGCGGATGCACGCTGGCATGAGCATGCGCCCGGCGACCCCGACGTCGAAGTCGACTCGCTGTCGCTTGTGTTGGGCGTCTGTATCGGCGTGACCGCGACCAAGCACCGTGTGCAATGACCGAGCGCACACTGACGGTCGACGAGGCCGCGCAGGCGTTAGGGGTCACGGAGAAGGCTGTGCGCCGGCGTATCGAGCGTGGCGTGCTCCCGTCCCTGCTCGGGCCCGACCGTAAACGTAGGATCCCCGCGAGCGCGCTAGGCCTCGATGAGACTTCCGCGAACGGCGACGGGGTGCCCGCGGGGCATGTGCCCCGGCATGCCCCGAACGGCCACGCGCCGCCCTCGGCCGAGCTGCTGGACCGGCTCGAACGGTTGGCGCGCGAGAACGGGCAGCTGCGGCAGATCGAGCGGGTGAGCGAGCAGAGCGAGCGGCTGCTGATCGAGGCGAACGCCCGGATCCGCGAGCTCGAGGACCGCCTCGTCAAGCGCCGGTGGTGGCGACGCTGAGCGTGATCGACAAGGCCCTCTACTGTCCACGCTGTCGCGTGCTGTTCCCGACGTTTGAGGTCGCCTGCCCGCAGTGCGGACGCGTCGCCGCACGCCAGCACTCAGTGAGGCTTCCGTTCGTCCGCTACGACCCCGAACTCACGAGGCCCCGCAGCGGGTCCAAAAGCACGCTCGCGCGGCGGCTGAAAGTCGCGGCGCGCGATGGCTGGCTGTGTCACCTATGTGGTGAGCCCGTCGATCCCGCCGGCCAGGGAGAGGATGCCCCATCGATTGATCACGTGGTGCCGCGCAGCCGTGGCGGGTCTAGCCGTCAGGAGAATCTCAGGCTTGCGCACAAGAGATGCAACAACGCGCGCGGATCGGCGCCGCTCGGCTAGCCGGGTAGGCCGATACCGCTGGAGATCTCGGCGAGCTTCAGGTCCTGAGCGTCGAGACGGTTGATCACGGTCTTCAGGCCGCCCTCGGTTTCGGTGCTCATCAGGTCAAGGATCTGCTCGGTGTCCTGAAACTGCTTCGCGGCCTGCACTTCGAGCTGCTTCCCGGCGACGCGCTGCCCGACGAGGATGATCGACAGGAGCACGAGCTGCAGGAACGTTTGGGCGACCCATTCGATGATGCCCTTCTTGCCTTCCTTCACCTTGTCTGGCAGGCTCACGAGGGCGAGTAGCGCGAACGCATAGGCGCACGCCATGGTGCCGACGCCGCTGGTGATGATGACGGCGAGCTTCGCGTTGAAGCCCTCGACGGCCTTCACGTCGCGGCGGATCGCGGCGGGGCTGAAGCGGACGATGCCAGCGAGGTGGTGGTGGTGGGCCTTGGGCGGCATTCGTAGGAATCGCGTGTCTACGCGCTCGCCGAGCCTCACGCGCGTGGGTCGGACCACTGGCCGGGCAGCGTGCCCTGTTGTGCGCTCGTCACCCAGAGGGTGTCGTTGCCGTCGAGGAGCAGCTGCCCGTTGACAGGCGTGCCCTCTGTTGGCGCGCCGGGTGTGCCCCAGACGCGGACGATGATCATCGGGAGGACTTCGCCCTCCTCGGCGCTGTTGCCGGTGTGGGCGACGACGCCGCTGTTGCCCTTGGCGACCTGGGAGATCTGTGCGTCCTTGCGGCGCTTGTTGACCTGCTCGGCGCAGTGGGCGGTGAGGCGGAGGTGGACGATGCGGCCGACGCTGGGGATCACGCCGGCGACTATCGAACGGCGCCGGCGTACTACTTGAGCGACTCGGCCTCGACGAGCGCCCCCAGCTCCCCCATCGACACTCCGAGCGCCTCAGCGATCCGGCGGACCGTGCTCCACCCCGGGGCCGCGGTCGCAGCCTCGATGCGCACATAGCCAGATGTCGTGAGGAACGCGCTGTGCGCGAGCTGCTCCTGTGACAGGTCACGTTCGAGTCGAAGCCGGCGGAGTACCGCGGCGAGCTCTTTGTCGGGTACGGACCGGGGTGTGATGGCGCGGGAGGGTACTGGCCGCTCTGCCGCAATAGTTGTAGTAGACTCCATAGCGTCGCAGGCTAGCAGCCAACTACTGAGGAGGGGCAGAATGAGGCGACACCTCACCTACGCGAACGTGACGGCGACGCTCGCGCTCGTATTCGCAATGGGCGGCGGCGCGCTCGCCGCGAGCCACTACGTCATCACGAGCACGTCGCAGATCAAGCCGAGCGTGCTGCGCCAGCTCAAAGCCGGCGGCAAGGTCGTGGTCCACGAAAAGGAAGGCCCGCCGGGTGCCGCCGGGCCGAAGGGCCTCGACTCCACGCTACCGGGACGCGATGGCGCCACTGGAGCGGTCGGCATCACCGGCCCAGCAGGACCACCAGGACTTACGACGCCGCTCGGCGAGGTCAAAGTGATCGTCGGCAGCGGGGTCGAACTCGAACCAGGTGAAGTCGCCGAAGCGACAGCCACCTGCCCGGCCGGTGAACACGCGATCACGGGCGGTGAGTTCAACCTGCTCAAGCCTGAACAGGACCTCCAGGAAGAACACGGCCTGCCGATCCTCACCACCGAATCGGCGCTCGCCGTCGAACGTGTGGCCACGATCGAACGCTTGCAGGACCACCTGTCGGCGACCTGGCGGATCGTCGTGCAGGACACGTTCGCGGCGAACGTCACGGTGCAGGCGTGGGCCGGGTGCTTCCACGGCGTACCAGTCGGATGAGCGCAATCACGGACGACAACGAGAGGGGAAGCATGAAGCGACTACTGACAACCACGGCCGCGGCGATCGCCGCGATCGCGATCCTCGCGGCACCCGCGGTCGCGAGCACCTGCTCGACACCGCAGGCGACGGCGGAAAAGATGGCGGCGGGATTCGCGAGGATCGACGTCCCACCGAGCAACAGCGTCGGCAGCCCGGGCTGGACTTACCGCGGTGCACCGTCCTACGAATCGTGGGAAACCGAACTGCTGAACGAGGGCGCCTACTACAACGGGAGCTCGGCCGTCGTGCCCGTGCCACCAGCGCCGGCGGCACGCTCTGAACTGATCCACCTCACCGAAGAACAGTGCGGCGCGCAGGCGGTCAACTGGACGGAATACCCATCGGTGCCGCATAGCTGGCGGACCCTGGCGACGATGCTCTACGGGTTCACGAACGTGATCTACCCGGGGCTGATCGCGCTTGGCGACGTGAGCGTCGGGATCGACGTGCCGAGTGACAGCGACCGGTTCGCGGTCACGCCGGCGTTCCCGTACACGGCCTCGCTGCAGAGCGGATGGTGGAAAGCGCGGGGCGTGACCATAGTCGCGAAATGAGAGATCAGGTCTGAGTCTCCGAGCGCAGCTGGTACACCCAGATGCACCGGCACCGGTCGCCGCCCGCGCAGTCGGGGTTCGGCGCCGGCTTCAGCAGCGGGTCGTCGAGCGCACGGAGTACTCCATCGTCGGCGCTGGCGCATTCCGAGCACGTGTTCTTGTCGAGGATGGCGGTGTAGCGGGCGCCGAGGATCTCGTCGCCGGCGGCCTGGGCGGCGGCGTCGCGGCCGGCGTTGATCGCGCCGCCCGTGTGGCTGCTGGCCGCGGTGCGTAGGGCGCCTTGGCCGGCTGCCTCGCCGAGCTGCCGCAAGCGTTTGCTCGAGCTGATGCCTTGCAGCCGGCCGCGGTGGATGGCTTGCCAGATGGCGTTGGTGACGGCTTCGGCGATGAGCCGCCCGCGGTGTTTGAGGTCGCCCGGGTCGCCGGCGCGTTCGCTCGCGGCGAGCTGCTTCGGCTTGGTCTCCGGGGCGTAGCTGTCGCAGACCTGGTTGGGCTTGACGGGGTAGTTGCCGTACCCCCAGCAGGCGCCGTTGCTGAACATGCGGCAGGTCGCGCATGCGTTGGCCTTTCCCTTCTTGGCTTTCGCCTTGCGGAGGTTGGGCGGTGCGGGCGCGGCGGATAGGCCTACGGGGAGCGTCTGGCGTGAGCGCTGGTGGTCGAGCTCGCTGCGGACCGTGGCGTGCCCGACGGCGTACAGCTTGCGCAGCTCGCCTGTCATCGCGGCCTGGAGCGCGGGGAGTTCGGGTGGCCCGGGTGCGCCCTTGGCGATCGCCCTGGCCGCCGCCTTGACCTGTGTCGCACCGGCGGCCTGCAGCCGGAAGCGGGCGGTGTCGTGCGTCCAGTCGAGGACGTGCAGGTGTGCGCCCTTCTCGAAGTCTCGCAGCGGACGGTTCTGCATCGTCATCGCGGGCCTCGCCGTCGACGTCGTCCGGTGCGCTTGCGCTGGTCGTCAGCGTCCTGTATCTGCCACTCGTCGCCGCTGAGAGCTACCGCCCAGTCGGCCGCGTCGGCTGCCGTGATCGGCGCCATGGTTACAGTGTGCGTCCGCCGGGCGGGTCCACAGCGTCCGGCGCGTTCGCCTGTGTGCCGTCCCCGGCGTTGCGGCGCCGGCGCTTGGGGTTCTCGTCGATGTTGCGGCTCCAGTCCACGAGCCCAGCCGACCCTGGAATGTACGTGCAGTTGACGGGGCTCGAGCAGCTGCACTCGCTCTTGCCGCATGGGCAGACCCAGCTGTCGGTGGGGATGAAGTCGCGCATGAGGTCTGGGGTGGGGACGCCGTCGACGCCGGCGAGGCCTGAGCGGGTGGGCCATTCGCCGTCGCCGGTCGCGTGGTCGACGCGGTTGGGCGTGTCGAGCAGGTAGAGCGCCGCGAGCAGCTCCTCGCGGTCGAGTTCGCCTTGCCCTTCCCCGCCGGCGCCGCCCGTTGGTTTCACGGATTCGCTGCCGGTGCGCGGCTTGAGCTTGGCGATCGCCTTCGCCTTCTCGATTTCCTGCGGGTCGCTGGCTGTCGCCTGGCTGCCGGCGATCGCCGCTTGCCGCTCGGCTTGCTGCTGCGCCTCGATTTCCTTGCGTGCCCCGGGCTCTTGTGGTGGCAGGTCGGCGCGGTCGCGGAGGAAGTCCTCGAGCTGCCCGTCGGGGTGGATCGCGCCGTTGGCGATGAGTTCGCTGACGTATTCGCGGAGGTCCATGAGGGGCTCCTCCGCCATGCTCATCGACAGCGTGGGGAGTGGCGTGTCGGGCCCGTAGTTCAGGGCGACCCAGCGGGGGATGAGCATCTCGTTGCACTCGGCCTCCGGGATCGACCCCAAGGCCTCGCACGCCATGTTGAAGGGGCCCTCCTGCACGTCTGCGGTCGCGCGGGCGCCTACGCCGGACTGGCCGAGGCGGATGAACTCCTCGATGAACGCGGCGGCGATCGCGTCACGGTGATGTTCGAGGCTGGGCTTGGGGTCGCGGCCGCCCTTCGTGCCCGCGCGGCCCTCGATGCGGAACGTCCATCCGCCCTGGTCCTTGACGGTCGTCGCCTCGGGCCCGGGCATGATGAGGTAGGCGAGCTCGCCGGCGCGCAAGGCCGCGAGCTTCGTCTCGAGATCCGCCAACACGGCTGGCGAGGTGACGCCAGCGCGGGGCGGGAACACGACTGGGAGACCGAGACTCTCGAGCTCCTGCGCGATCGCGTCGAGCCGTTCGATCTTGTCCTTCAGCAGCCAGGGCTTGTAGCAGGGGCGGAGCATGCTGACGCCCTCGTAGTTGTCGCCCTCCGCGTCGACGCGGTAGTAGAGAAGGTCCTCGCGCGGGATGACGACGTAGCCGCGGAGGGGGAGGAACTGCTCGAGCGCCTGGAGCTCGTGGTCCTCGTCGAGGAGCCATCGGTAGATGGTGCGCGGCAAGCGCATCCCGATTCGTGAGGGGGTGACGAGTGTCTTGCCGTTGTGGATGGCGGTGGTCCAGGTGATCTCGAACGGGCAGTAGCCCCAGCGGACGAACGCGGGGAGGGCTTCGCCGAGGTGCGCCTTCCACCGCGGGCGGAGTGGGCTGGTGGCGCCTTGCGCGCCGAGGCCGAGGGCCCACTCGAGGTTGTCGGCGACCTCCTGGTCCTTGGGGGTGGCTTCGTCGCCTCCGAAGGCCTCCACGCTCCACGCGGCGCTGACGACGGGGTTGATCGCCATGCGGACGGCGCGGCGTACGTCGGGGTCGCCGCGGTACATGGCGTCGTAGATGCGGAGGCCTTCTTGGCCGGTGAGGAGCGCGTTGAGCTCCTCGAGCTGCAGGAACCCGCTGACGTGCGCACGGCCGGAGTCACTGATCGGCTGGTCGTCGGTCGGCGGTCGCTTCAGGAAATCGAATAGGCCCATGCGCCGGCGACTATCCGGGGCCTTGCTTGCGGGCGGGACGCTAGGTAGGCTGAGCGTCGCCTACGGAAGCACCGGCGGGCCCGGGCGCCACGCGAGCCGTCTGAGTAGGGGCGTCCGGGCCGGGCCGCGGGTCGCAGATGTAGCCGTAGAAGCACGCTGAGCAGAGCGTGCCCTGCTCGTGCGGCAGCAGCGGCCGGTCGCACTCGGTGCACAGCCGGCCGCGCATCCGGCTAGACCATGCTGGCGATCTGCTTCGGGGTCAGGAGCGTGGCGAGTTCGCCCTGGTTGTTGACGACGTGGATCTCCGCGACCGTGCCACGCGAGAGGTCGACGACGCGGCCGGTGAGGTGCGCCACGATGTTGTTGAACTCAGGCCCGTGACCGACGAGCAGGACCGCCTGGCTGTCCTTGATCAGGCCGACGGCCTCGCTGTTCGAGATTTCGAGGAGCTCCTTCTTGGTCTTGGGCTTGACGCCCTTCAGCTCCTGGCACGCGAGGACCGCGGTTTGGACGCAGCGGACGCGGGCGCTCGTGTAGCACGCGTGGAAGTCGGGCGCGATCGTGCGGAGCAGCTTCCCGGCGTTGATCGACTGGCGCACGCCCTTGGTGGTGAGGGGCCTGACGAAGTCCTCCTCGTACGAGTTGCTCGGTGACTTGTCGGCGGCGGTGCCGTGCCGTAGGAGCCAGAGCTGGGCGTTGTCGATCATGGTCGCCGGCGACTATCTCCGCGTCCGTTGCGAGAGCTACTTTGGAGGTCTGCATTGACCCAGCGCCTCCCTGACGGCGCCTTACCAGCGGCGCCGGTTCCCGTTCCTAGTGCAGGTGGCCGGTGAGCAGCGCGATCACGACTAGCAGCACGGACGCGATCGCAAAGGCGTTCTGCCGGAACCCTTCGACCGTGTTGTGCGCGCCGTGGCGTTCGCCGGTGCTGTCCGCGGCGGCGGTCTGTTGCAGGGTTAGCTGGTGGCGCAGAGCGGCGAACTGCGCGTCGGCGACCTCCCGCGGAATGAACGTGGCGTTCAGCTTCGCGCGGTCTTCCGCCTGGGAGCGCTCGCGGTCGGCGGACTGGGCGCGCCACTCGTTGACGCCCTCGAACCGCCGCTCGGTCGCCTGCTCCTGCTTGAGCACGGCCTCCTTCTGCGCGGCGGTCGCGAGCTCGAGAACGCCGCGCAGGGCGGCGAGGCGCTCTGACATCTCGCCGCGGAGCGCCTCCTGGTCGGCCTGGGCGCGCAGCGCGATGCGGTCGGTCGCGATCTCGGCCTTCGTGACGGCCTCCTTCTGCGCGGTCAGCGCGGCGTCGAGGGCCTTCTGCTTCTCCTCGAACTGCGCGAGCACGAACGCGAGCACGCCCTCGATCTGCGCGACCGTGAACGTACGAAGGTCCTCGATCTGGACGTCGCGGGTCGTGAGCTTCGCCTCGATCGCGTCGGGGCCAGGCGGCTCGAACCGCACGAGCTGAACGTCGTGCTCAGGCTGGGACACTCGGCGCCTGCTGTGCGAGCGCGGTGGCGTGCTCTTCGTCGAGCTCCTGCGAGAACTTGGCGACCTCGACGGGGTTGATGTACACGGTGAGGGTGTTGTTCTGCGCCTTACGGCCAGTGTTGCTGCCGTCGGCGGCGACGATCGTGCCCTCCCCGCTCGCTGACCAGTTGGTGGATCCCTCGAACGCGACGAGGCCGTCGATGACGCCGCCCTTCGTGTGCGTGATCTGATGCGTCGCGGACTGGCCGACCGCGAACGACGCGCGCATCTCGGGGTCCCACGCGGCGAGGATCTTCTTCTCGTGCACGCCGCCGGCCTGGCTCTTGTCGAGCGTCCCTTGGACGAAGATGTGCTCGTCGGTGATCGCCTCTATGAGGGCGTTGAGAGCGTCGTCGTCGTACCCGAACATGTTGAGCTTCAGGTTGCGGCTGCACCGGCCGAGGAGGTGGGCGAGGATGGCGTGGACGTCGTCGCGGCCGACGTAGAACACGCGCATGTCCTGGCTGTCGTTGGGCCCGAACTGCTTCTCGCGGGTGTAGGGCGCGAGCTCGTCGAGCGTGAAGGCCTGGAGCGTCTGTGTGGGGTCGGTGGTGGCGTCCGGCATCGCGCCGGCGACTATCAGTCTTCGCCCCAAACCACCAGCGCAACGAGCCAGTGCACGACGATCGCGAGGCCCCAGACGATGATGCCGACCTCCCAGAGCGATTCGGGGTAGACCGCGCATAGCGCGATGAACACGCTCAGCACGGCGGCCTCTACGAAGCCCGTGACGTACCCGAAGAGCATGGGTGAGATCTTCATCGCCGAGTCCAGGTCCAGCGGGCGCATGGTTCGCACGTCGAGTAGTACCACCAGGCGCCCACGAAGGCGGTTCGCATGCTCCAGCGCCTGGACGTCGGCATGGTCACCTCACAGTCTGCGGCGGGGGCCCGGGCCAGACACGATGGCCGGAGAGTGCCTGGCCGGGCCGCCACGACGAGGGGAGGAGGGGTAGCCCCGCCGCTGCCGTTCTTTCGCACGAACCTGCTCGAGCAGCGGAAGCAGGGCCGCTCGAGTCACGTTCGTGCTGCGCGCTCCCGAGGGTAGGAGCGCACGCTCAAGCCCCGCTGGTGGCGGGGTTCCTCTTCGCATGCTGTGTTTGGCCTCGCGCCCCTGTCGGTCAGACGGGTGCGAACTCGGGGTCGCGCCACGGACGCGTCACCTGCGCCCCGCGAGGGCCGGTGGGGTCGCGTTGCACGGCCTCGTTGAATGCCGGGGTGACGCGGTCCTCCCAGAGCGACAGGAGCTCGCTGAGCCCGCGGTAGCGCTGGTCGGTGTCATCGATCCCGGCCTCTTGGGCGATGTCCTTCGCCCGGGACAGGTGGTAGTTGGCTAGGGCGCTCATGTTGGCGCACACCTCGACAGCCGCGCCTGCGGCTGCCAGCTGGACGTCGAACATGGCGTCGCCTCTCGACGCGTCCATTGTTGCTCTCCCTTGCTTGGTGGTCCAGCGGTGGCGCCCTGGAAGTCGTCCCTACTGGCTGGCGCGCACGGTACGCCCCACAGGGTGCCCCGTCAAGGGCGCAGCGGGCGCAGCGACTCGAACCAGCGCAGATCGTCGACGGTGACCTCGCAGCTGAACTCGAGCGCCGCCGCTGGCGTCACGCCGTGCTCGCATAGGAGCGGCGCGGTTAGCGAGATCAGCCCACACGCCGAACAGCCCGGGAACCAGCCATAGGCGGTCTCGACGAAGCCAGGCCTGTCCATATCTCCGTCCATTTGGTCACAATTATGGACACATTTCTGGTCAGAGTTCCTGGGTGGCAAGGCCCCCGGTCACGGTCTGCCCGATCGACTGCTGCCGCGTTGCGACCAGTTGCAGTTCCGGCAACGCAAGCGCCGCGTACGCGTAGCAGTCGGCCTGGTCGTCATGCACGCCGCTGGGGAACGCGAGGAGCTCCCGCTCGTATGCTTCGAGCCAGTCCGCGCCGGCGCGGTGAAACACCGTGTGCGCCTCATAGCGTGGGACGGCGCCCTGCGCCCGGATGACCTTGTCTTTGTCGGCCTCGAGCGCCACGATCGGCAGGCCCTGCCGGATCAGTTCGCCGATCACGCGGGAGCCGTACGCGTTGCTCTCGATCCGCACGTCGACGGGGAGATGCAGGTCGTAATACCGTCGGATCGCGGCGGCGAGATTCTCGACGTCGAACCTGACCCGCTCGACGTCGAGCAGCAGGAGGTCCATCCAGGGGGTGACGCCCCAGAGGCACATCGCGGTGTAGTCCGCGGTCTCCTTCTCTGAGAACGCCGGGTCGATCGTCACGAACCGGTAGAGGTAGCCGCGGCCGACGGTCCGGTCGTCCTCGCCCTCGGCGCCGAGCATCCAGTACAGGTCGTTCTCGGGGTCCTCCCGGAAGTACCGGAACCAGTGCCGCTGGTAGATCGCGCCCCCCGCCGGCACGGGGCGCTGCTGGTACATCGCCTGCCAGTAGTAGCCGCCGACGCCGCGCTTGGTCTCCTCGAGGTTCGCGAGCGGGAACCGCTCGGGCCAGAGTGGAGCGCCTGGCTCGCGGCCGAGCTGGTCGTCCTCCTCGGCGATCGCCGGCAGGCTGAGGACCTCCCACTGGTCGCCGCCTTCGCGCATGTCTTCGAGGAGCCAGCCGGCGAGGTCGCCCTCGTGCCAGCGGGTTTGCATCAGCACGACGGCGGCGCCGGCGTTCAGCCGGGTGCGGGCGGTGCTCTTCCACCACTCGATCTGCTTCGCCCGGATCACTTCGCTCGAGGCCTCCTCGGCGTCCTTGAGGGGGTCGTCGATGATCAACAGCTCGGCGCCGAACCCGGTGATGGGGCCGCCGACACCGGCGGTGTTCATGCCGCCGTCGTGCTTGTCGAGGTTCCAGTGGTCGACCGCCTTGCTGGCGGGGTTGACCTCGACGTCGAACCACTCCTGACCGTGGTCCTCGAGGACGTCGCGGCTCTTGCGGCCCCAGTTGTATGCCAAGGCGGCGCCGTAGCTGCAGAGGATCACGCGCTTGTTGGGGTTCAGGCCGAGGAACCACGGCGGCATGAAGTTGCTGATGAGCATGCTCTTGCCGCTGCGTGGTGGCTGGAACACCATGAGCCGCTTGATCTCGCCGCGCTCGACGGCGCAGAGCTTCTCGTCGATCGCCAGCAGGTGGCGGGCGGGCGTCCAGCGGCCTTGGCTGCTGATGAACGCGAGGCCGGCGGGGCTGACGCGCGCGAGCGCACGCTTGACTTCAGGGTCTAGGGACGAGCTGGCGGAGTAGCTCGCGAGCAGCATCGCTAGCTGCTTTGCGGGCGGCCGGGTCATCGCCGGCGACTATCACCGCGAGCGGGTCGCCCGTTTCAGAACCCTTCACCTCGACGTGTTGGCCGGGCTTGCCGTACACGCGGTCGAGCAGCCGCTCGTACACGGCGATGCGGGCGGCGTGATCGGGGACGTCGGACACGTTGACCTCGCCCTCGTACTTCGCGACGAGCACGCTCGAGCGTGCCGCCTCGAAGTACGCGTCGACGAGCTCGACCAGGCGCTCCTCGACGAGCTCACGCATTCGGGTGTGGGGCGGCGGGAGCCGCGGCCGCCCCGACCCGGGTTGGGGGCCGCCGAAACCTCTCCTATCCTCACCTTTCCTCACGTGCGCCAGGCACGTGTCGGCGTCCTTCAGCGGCGGTGACTTGCACCGCTTGCCCGCCTTGGTCTTGCTCTTGCATCGCCGCCGTGCCATCGCCGGCGACTATCGGAGGCAGGTTGATCCGCCCGTGGTCGCGGTCGAGCTTGAGGAACGCGTGGCCGCACTCCGGGCAGGTGACGGGGTGCGCCTTGAATGCCGGCTCGGGCGGCTCATGCACAGCGCTCCAGCGCCTGGGCCTCGCGATAGAGCCGGTTACGCGCGGCCGCCTCGCTTTTCACGCGCGGCAGTTCACGGACCATGTCCAGCCGCGCCGCTGCGGCGTCGGTCGGTGTGCGCGCGAACAGGAACCGATCGAACGCGGCGAGGTACGCGCGGGCGCCGTCGGTGAGCTCGGGGACATCGTGGTCGCCCGGCCCTCGCATGGCGCGCGGCAAGTAGCCGGTCACGATCGTCCCTGACGGTCGCCCTGGTCCAGGAGCTCGGCAGCCCTCTTCACGCGCGCCTCGGCAATCCTCAGCGCCGGCGCGCTCGCGGTGGCGAGCTGTCGCGCGATTTCGCTGCGGCGGTAGCCGGCGGCCTGCAGCACGGCGACCTGCTGAGCGAGCTTAATCTCGGGCTCCAGGTCCTGGATTAGCGCGCGGCGCAGACGGGAGAGGAACTCGCTGGCCATCACGCCGCCGTCCGTTCGGCGGGGACGAACTCGCGGAGCACGCGCGCCCTGGCGAGCTCGCCCTCGCGCTCCTCACTGATCTCGGTGTGGCCATTGGATGGTGTGGCGAGCTCGTCGAGCGACAGGGTCGCGGCGTCGTACTGCCAGCACCGCCGGCCGGTGCTCGAGTCGGTAACGTACCGGTGCTCGGGGTGCCACCGGTGCCACGCGTCCCCGAGGCGCCGCGGGAGGAACATGCTGGCGTAGCCTGAGAAGCGGCCGGCCTGGGTGTCGATGCCGGGCCGGGCTGGGAGGGGCTTGTAGCGGGCGGCGAGCTCGAGGAGGATGACGAGGCCCTCGGCGAGGAGCTCCTCCCGCTCGTCGTGGTCGTAGCGGATCCTGGCGGCGTCGACTGTGCGCTGCACGAACGCCTCGGCGTTGGCGATGTCGAGGATCCGCGTGGGGGTGAGGAGAAGGCCCAGGGGTGCCGTTCGCTTGCGACCGCCCCCCTTGCTTGTCCGTGGGGGGGCGGTCGTCGGTGACTATCGGACGGCGCGGTGAGCGGGCACCCGGCGTGCGGCGCGCCCTGGATCGGCTGGCACCGGAAGGAGGTCCATCGTGGGAGCTCCGTCAGCTACAAGGGTGAAGGCTACGCCGATGCTTGCTTGTTGGCGAGCGTGGGGTGCGGCACGGTCGCCGGGTCCACACGCAAGTAGATACCGCTGGTCGTGTCGTGCCCGCACCAGCAGCAGGTCTCGTGCTCGCGGTAGGGGAGCTTCACGCGGCTCGGGATGCGGATGCCCTCGCGTTCGCGCCAGCAGATGTCGCAGATCGGCTGCGGCCCGTCGCTCACGTCTGCACGGCCAGCTGGTATTCGTCGCCGCGCTGCCCGAATGTCGACGCCACCGCGTTCCTCGCCGTGAAGGCCTGGGGTTCACCGCGAGACCCGTCCGCACGCAGCGGTCGCAAGTGCGGGTCGACCCGCAGCATGTAGTTGTGAAACGAGCCGTCTGGCTCCGGGCTCGAGTTCACCACCTCGACAGCGAGCAGCGGCTCGTCGCCAGGCAGGTCCGTGCACCAGAGCTTCCCCCACTCGTCCTCGTGCAGGAGCTTGGCGCCGCTCTCGCGGATATAGCGGTCCTGGCCGAACCGCTCGAGCATGATGCGCCTGACCTCGAGGTTCTCCTCGTCACGGATCTCCGGGACGGTCAGCGTCTCGGGATGCTCGACGATCTGCTCGGTGAGCCGGCGTCCGTGGATCGCCCAGACACCCCAGCCGTCGCGGTAGGCGACCGCCGGCCCAGTGTCGTTGTGGAGCTGGCCCTCGTCGTCGCGGTGGAGCGCCGTTGGGCGCTCGCTCAAGACGACGGCGCCTTTCAGCGCCCAGAACCAGCCGCCGCCGGCGCGGAGCAGCTTGCACCATAAGCCGAGCTGGCGTTTGGAGATCGCGTCGTAGCGGACGCCCCACCGTTGGGCGAAGTCGTAAAACGCAACCCACCCCCAGCGCCACCCCCAACGCCAACCTCGTGTGACCTTAAACAGCTGCGAGCCCAGCTGCGAGCCCAGCTGCGAGTCCAGCTGCGAGTCCAGCTGCGAGTCCAGCTGCGAGCCCAGCTGCGAGTACAGCTGCGAGTCCAGCTGCGAGCCCAGCTGCGAGCCCAGCTGCGAGTCCAGCTGCGAGTCCAGCTGCGAGTCCAGCTGCGAGTACAGCTGCGAGTACAGCTGCGAGTACAGCTGCGAGCCCAGCTGCGAGTACAGCTGCGAGTCCAGCTGCGAGTCCAGCTGCGAGCCCAGCTGCGAGTCCAGCTGCGAGCCCAGCTGCGAGTACAGCTGCGAGCCCAGCTGCGAGTCCAGCTGCGAGTCCAGCTGCGAGTCCAGCTGCGAGTACAGCTGCGAGCCCAGCTGCGAGTCCAGCTGCGAGCCGGAGGTCACAATCCGGCGCAGCGCCAGGTGCAGCGCGGCGGTCCCGAGCGCGGCCCTCCATGGCGAGTCGAGCCAGAACACGAGCGGCGGCGGCTCGCCGATCTCCGTGTACATGTCACGGATCGCCGACGTCGCCGCGTCGCGGTCGGCTGGGCTCGTGGAGAGCCCAGCCGTCATCCAGTCCTCGCGCGCGGGCGCGAGGAGTGCTTGCTTCGCGCGCGACACCTTCGTGATCTTCTTGATGGGCGGCATCAGTCGGCGACCGTGCGGATCTCCTCCGGGCTGTACTCGCGTTGGCGCTCGATCGAGTAGTCCCCGGGCGGCAGGGTGATGGTGTTGTGCTCGTCGTGGACGACGTTGGCCTCGTGTTCGACGCGGAGGAACCGCTGCTCGAGGTCCTCGAGGTCGGCGGCGAGCAGCTGGACGTCGCCCTCGGCGACGTGGCAGTGGCCGGTGGCCTCTCCGTAGGCGAGGATCACGCGGCCGTGGTCCTTGGGTACTGGCTTGAGGCGTTTCGGGATCTCGTTGACGCGACGGATGAGAATGTCGCCTTGGCGTGCGGTGAACGTACTCATGGAGGTCCTCTTTCCTGTGGGGGTGGGTTGACGCTACTCCTCGTCGGTGTTGTCCCAGTCGGGACGTGAGCGCATCGCAGCGACGAGGTCCTTGGGGGCGATGTGCTGCAGGTAGATGGCGGTGGTGGCGATGCTCTCGTGCCCGAGCTGGGCGGAGATTGTTGCGATGGGGATGCCTTCCATCATCCATTCGTAGGCGAGTGTGTGGCGAAGACTGTGGGGGTGCACGCGCCGGTCGACGCCGGCGGCGCGCGCCAGGCGCGGGAGGAGCCGGCGCATGTAACTGTCGTCGAGGCGTTGGCCGGCCGCGTGACTTCCCCAGAGGGTGCAGAAGAGCGGGCGGTGCCCGGAGATGCCGAGGTCGCGGCGGACGTCGAGCCACCGGTCGATGCGGGCGATCGCGTTCCCGTCGATCGAGACTGTGCGCTGCTTGTCACCCTTGCCGTGCAGGACCTGGAGGTGGCCGCCGGAGCGGTTGATGTCCTTCGGCCGCAGCTCGAGGAGCTCCTCGCAGCGGATCCCGGTGCGCCACAGGGTGGACACGATCGCGGCGTTGCGGATGCCTGTCGGGGACTGGTGGGAGCATTGCTTGAGCAACGCCGCCACCTCCTCCCTGGTCAGGGGCTCTGCCGGGTAGCGCTTGCCCTTGTTGGGTGAGGGCGCCAGGGACGAGCCGTCTGGGTTGCGCGGTCCGTGCTCGGGACACGAGCTCTTGATCAGCGGCGTGAGGCACGTGCTGCACCGCGTGCGGCGTCGACGTCGCGTGCGCGCTGGCGCGGCCGTGCTCACGCGGGCACCTTCTCCCGTTCACGCTCGGGCTGCGCCGGCGCCGGCGTGCGCTCGGGCTCAGGCTCCGCCGGCGGCGCCGGCGTGGTGGCGGGCTGTTCGACGGGCTCGACGATGATCGTCCGCGACGGGCCGTCTAGCCCTGCTCGTATTTGCGACATAGCCACCTCCTCTGTAGCAGTAGGAAGAGCACGCCGCCCAGGTTGATGCAGAACGCGAGCGCGTTCCACCAGTGCCCACGCTCGACCAGCAGCAGCACGTTGAGCACGGCGCACAGCAGGTTCAGCGCGATCGCGAACTTGGTCAGCCACATCATCGGCGGCGGCGGGCCCGGCAGCACACCTGGCGGCAGCATCACATGGGTGACGCTCGGCGACGTCATCACGTGCGGGGGCGTGCGCATCGCCGCCGCGAGCTGCGCGGCACTTATCCCGGAGGAGTACTTCATCATCCCAAGCTGCGCCGAGGTCAGGCCGGCGGCGGTCGGGACCGGGCCCGCCGGCGGGCGGCCCGACATCATCGACGTGGCGCCAATCGCGGCGGAGCCACCAGCGAAACGCGGTGCCGCGACGCCGAGCCTTGGCACGTGCGGCGGCCACGGTTGCTCGCGCAGCCACTTCTCATTCGGCAGCAGCGACTCGGGGATGCTCTCCCCCAGCCGCTTCATCCGCTCGTGGTCCTTGACCTCCTCTAGAGACAGGATCGGCACCTTGTAGAACCCGGTGAGCTCGACGAGCTGGCCCTCGGCGGCGCCCACGAGTGCGACGACTTCCGCGTACTCGCCGCGGAAGCCTTCGGGATGAACCTCCATCCGGCCCCACGCGAGGATCACCGCAGCAGCAGGGCCGTCGCCTAGCGCGCGCCCCGTCGAGAGCCAGCCGGGCGCCTCCCATTCGGGGAGAGTCCGGTGGAGACCATAGAGGCCGCACGCGCAGGCGGAAGACGGCGCCTCATGTGGAGTGAGCTCGTACGGCGCCATGTTCGCGGCCGCCAGGCACCGGGCCCGGTTCACGCCGCGGTTCCACATGTAGCCCTGCGCTACGGAGCCAAGGACTGGCTGCGGCTCAGTCGCCCCGAGCGCCACGTAGCGCGCGACGACGAACGAGCGGTAGCCCAGCACCTTGCGGGTGAGATCAGGCGCGCCACCGGGGTCCTCGGGCGCCGGTCCGACGAAGGCCATCAGCAGTCACGCTTTCCTACGGCGTCACGCTCTCCCGAAAAGCCGGGCGTTTGCGGGGCTCGGATCACGCTTTGGACCGGTAGCGTGATCCCACAGCGCGCTACGGCACCCCCATATGTGGAAGCGTGACTGTAGCCAGCGTTACTGAACCGCTCGAAACAGGCCCTAGACGGCATCAGTCTGGGCCTCCTCGAGCGCGAGCTCCCAGGCAGCGGGCTTGGCCGCGCGCACGCGTTTACGGTGCTCGAGCTGCCGCGCGTGTTCGGGGTGCCAGGTCTCTTTCATGGCCCTCCGATTGTGCCCATGGATCAGAGAGGCCTCGATGGTCGCCTCGATGCGATCGCGAACAGGAGCGTCGATCGTGCGGAGCGCGTGGCGCAGGCCCTCGAGCGCGCTCTTCATACTCGCGTACCCCCAGCCGCGCCACCGCCGGCGGGCGATCGACCGCAGCGAGAATCCCATCGCGTGCTCGTCCCGCGCCTGGAACAAGTCGGCGAGCGGGATCTTGTAGTCGACACCCCTCGGCATCAGCGTCCCTCCGCGGCCGCGATGCACGCCTCGCGCGCACCCTGATACCACTCACCCAGGATCCCCTCATCGCTGCGATACGCGCGCCACAGCTCGTCGCGCAACAGCTTCGGCACCGAGAACCAGTGCGCCCGACACATCAGCATCCCGGCCGCGTGCGCGTTCGTGCAGTCGGCCACCGGGCAGTAGGCCATCAGTTCCACCTGGCCTTCTCGCGACGCTCGCGCAGCTCGTCGGTCACCCGCATACGGACGGCGCGGCGGGTCTGCTCGATGCGCTGTTGCGCGTCCTTGACGCCCTCGCCCCACCCGGCACAGTAGCCGAGCCAGAACACGAGCGGGATCGGCCACGCGCCCGGGAGCGGCACAAGCGCGATCCAGAGGAGGCTGATGGGGACCCAGGCCGCGAGGCCTTTCGTGAACCGGTCACGCCGACGCCACCAGCTGGTCATCGTCCCAGCACCTTGCGGCGGCGGAATTGGCTCACGAGCTCGCGGTTCTCACGCTGACGCTGCCGCCACCTCTGTGCCTCGAAGGTCCGCACACCGAGCTCACGCTCGTGCTCCTCCTCCTCGGCCAGGCGCTTACACACGAAGCAGGGGTCGCCCTCGCACACCGAGAGCAGAACCTCGCAGACCGTGCACCGATGCTTCCCCGCGCCGACGAAGATGTCCCTACGCAACATAAGCCAGCCTCCCCCGCACGGCGATGATCGCCTCCCGGCGCACGGCGGCGCAACGGAGGCGACATTCCTCGGTGGTGATTCGCTCGTTGATCCAGTCGTTGCGGATCGCGATGATCGCGTTGCACTCAGCGGTGTAGTCGCGGCCATCGCCGTAGTCCATCGCCGAAGTGGGGTGCAGCGGGCCGACCTTCTTGCCGTCGTCAGTCCGCAGCCAGACGTACTGACCGTCGCAGTAGGTGAGCCGCCCCGACATCGGTTCCGGCCAGCCGCGATAGGTCACGCGGACGCCACGACGCGCCGGTATGCCGTAGGCGCGTCGCACCGATGCCCACGGGCCATGCGAATCCGTCATCGGACGGCCTCCCTCTCCCAGGCGCGTTGCTCCTCGTTAATCGGCGACCAGTCGAATGGCAGCTTGATCGGCTGGTCGTAGCTTTCCCGGCAAAGGAGCGCCCCGAATGGCGCCATCTCCCGCGCGTACTCTTCGACGGCCAGGCGCTGCTCCTCGATCGAGATCCCCTTCTCATGCGCCGCGATGCAGATGTCGCACGCGTACCGCCCGGGCGCCTCCCAGCTCAGGCCCTGGCCGCAGGTGGGGCACTCAGGCCCCGGCGACCACGGGCTAGTCGCCGGGGATGCCGCACTCGCAGTGGGACCGCTTACCTCATCGACGCATTTCGCAGCCCGTGCGCCACTCCCGGCCGGTGCACCGGCGGGCCCCGTGGGAAGCTCTGAATCCGTCATCGTTCGCGCACCTCCTGCACAGAGAGCGGATACGCCTCCTCGATCGCCCGGGCGACGCAGCGCGAGCAGATGTCGACGCCGACTTCGTTGGGCGCCCACGAGCAGCCACCCGGGCACGCTTCATGGTCGGTACAGCCGCAGCCGATGCATGCCACGTCGTCGATGACGTCGCTCTGATGGGCCGGCATCATGCCACCGCCGGGAGGCCGAGCGCGAGCGCTTCATCGCGCGACGGCCCACGCGACAACTCCGAGAGCGACACGTCGTCGTCGACGTGCTCGACGTCGCCGAGCACGATCGCGACCGTCAGCCAGCCATGCATCAGCTCCACCGCCTGGTCGTTGAGATCCGCAACCCAGCCCGTGATCGTGGTCTCGTCCTCGAACCTTTGCCACGGCCCGTTGTGCGTCCACACGCCACGGCGCGCCGTGACGCGCACGCCGTGGATGGGCGCCTGGGCCGCGGCGACCTGCAGCAGCTCGAGGTCGCGGGGCATCATGCCGCCATCCGCAGCGCGGTCGCTAGCCGCTGGCGCTGGTCGCGGGTCAGCGAGTCGAGACGGCGCAGCTCCGGGACGTGCGCGATCCTGAGCATCTTCCGCGTCGCCGTCATGCCGATCTGCCGGCACGACATCAGCAGCTGCATGACCATCATGTTCGCTAGCACGTCCGGCGGGTCCGTGACGAGCTCGGCGCACATCTCGCAACTCGCGCGCCGGTCGGGTTGCGCGGCGAGCCGGCGCTTGAACACGGCGCGCGCTAGGCGCACCTGGTTGGCTTGCTCGAGCGCGCGCATGTATTGCGGCGCATCAACCGGCAGAGTGCTGCCGGCGGCGAACTGCGGCGGGGCGATCGTGCTTCCCATGGTTGGTCTCCTCTGGATCGGTGGGTCGATCGACGGGGGGGGTTAGGCTGCGCGGCGGCGTTGCCGCCGGCGGCCGGTGCGGGCGAGGTCCTGGGCTGCGACCTGCGACGGGGGTGGACGGTTGAACTGCAGGACGAGGCCACGCTCGGCGGCGGCTTCCTCGAGCAACGGCCGGAACGTGGCCTGGGCCACGTTGCCGGCGGATGGTCCGGCGAGCGTGAGGGTGTCGCCGTCGAGGACGGCGGTGAGCGGCCGTAGGTAGGCGCCGGCGAGCTCGCCGATCGCGGGCCGCACCTGGTCAAGGATCTCGGACAGCCGCTGCGCCGCGAGCTCGTCGTTGTCCGACCTCCCCGATCCTTGATCGTGTGGCGCCCCCCCCTTCACCGAAGGGGGGGCAGGGGGGGTTGTATCTGGCTTTTCAACTACTGGTGGTTCGGCGGACACAGCTATGTCCGCCCGAGCGGCGCCAGATGTCCCCCCGGACATTCCCGACAGGGAGGACATAATGTCCTCCCTGTCCTCCCGGTCGGGCTGGTAGGGCTCCTTCCTCCTGCCGGCCTCCAGGCACAGCTGGTACTCGACGGCACGACGGCTGCGCGCCGCCGCCACCTCCACGATGAGCCCCGCCTCGCGTAGCGCCGCGACGATCCGGCGGACCTGGCGCTTGCTGTAGCCCACCTTCCAGGCGACCAGCCCGAGCGACGGGCGCACGCTCGCGCCCTCGTGGTCGGCGTGGTCCGCGAGGGCCAGCAGGACCGACTGCTGCGCGTTGGGCAGATCGAGATCCCACACTTTGCCCGCCTGCTTGAAGCTCATCGCGGCACCGCCCGTTTCGGCGACAGACTCTCGTGAGAGCTCATACGCGCTCTCTTTCTCCTGGAATCGCTGGCAAGGACACCTGGACGACCTGCTGCTCTCTACACGGCGACCTCCTCGGGTTCGAGCGTTCGTGCCAGGTCGATGTAGGCGTCCGCGATCGCCAATGGCATGTAGCCGCAGCGCTCCTTGACGCCCTTCCACACGCCCTCGGCCATCGGACCGCACAGCACCTGCAGAGCGGCCGAGGCCTGCGCGGCGCGCGCGCCGCGCGGCAGCTTCGGGCCCCAGGGCAGCTCGGGTGAGAGCACCTGGGGGTTCACGGTGGCCATCTCCTCCGCCGGCGTTGCGCTGTACCCCGCGATGCTCACGAGCCAGCCGACGGCGCGGCGGTAGGCGCGGCTCTCTGCGCGCGTCTCGGCCATTGAGCGCAGCGCGAACTCGTCGCGTTGCCCCCAGGGCTCCTCGGTGCGACTGCACATCGCCTCGGCGCGGCCGACGACGACGCCGGCGAGCGTGCGGATCTCAACGCACGCCTCCCAGCTGAACCCGTCGACGTCGTACTCGACGGTCTCGCGGAGGCCGCCGCCCTTCTCGCGAGAGTGGTAGCGCTTGACGACCGCGTGGTAGCTCGTGCGCTCGGGGGCGCCGTGCTCGTCGCCGACCCTGCGCGACCAGACGGTCTCAGCGTGCAGGGGTGTGCCGCCGAGGGCGCCCACCAGGGCGCCGAGGGCTTGCCACCCGCCGACTTCGACGTGCTTGCCGCGCCCGACGTTAACCGCGAGGTTCTGCTTCTCGATCAGGTCCGCAAGGGCGGTGGCGATCGCCCCGGCCTTCTCGAGGATCTCCGTCGGCTCCTCGCCGGCGATGATCGCGGGCGGCGTCGCGGAGATATGCGCGATCGCCGTCGACGGCGGCGCGGCGCCTTGGGGCAGGAGCTCGCCGTCGAGGACGGGCTCGAGGTCTTGCGTTCCGGCGGGTGCTTCTGGTTGACTATGGGCACTCATGGAGCGCACTCTCCTTGGGTCTAGCGGTCGAGGGTGACGCCCCTGCGGCCGCTTCTTTATGGAAACAACGTTGCCGTGAGCGTGACTTCGCTCACAGCGGGTGAAAGACGAGTGTCCGCGCCTTGACGCTGGCCGCGGGTTTAGTAAGACTGGTGCCACTCTCGCGAACTTCCTCTTCGCAGGGTCGCGCCGTCCGGGCGGTGGAGTCGTCGCGGGCGGCATTCTTCGCGAACGGGCACCCCAGCGTACGGAGGCTTGGCTGGGGTGCCCGCCGGCGCCCAGATGGGGGCCTGGACGATCATGCGGCGCGAGGGACGGCGGTGGGAGCAGGGTCGCGCGCGGACTTCCTACGCGACTTTCCATGCATTATCGAGCGCTGCTTGCGCGTCGACGAGACCGCCCGGAGGGGCTCTTGCGCTTCGCTGGCTCGGAGCGCGGCGGCGGCACTGGAGTTGGGTTTGCGAGGCCCGCGGCGTCTCGCCGCGCTGAGCAACTCGAGCTCGGGCTGCGGGCGGACGCGCGGCTCGCGCGGTATCGGCGGGAATAGCTCCAGGCGAGGCTGTTCGAGGAGCTCGGCGATCAGCTCCTGCCGCGCAACGCTCGGACGTCTGGCGCCCCAGACCCAGTCGTTGACATTGACGGTCCGTACCTGGTGGGGTTTGTTCTCGGCGATCGCGATCGCCTCGCCCATCGCTTTAGGGCTGAGGCCGCGCTTGCGGAGCGCCGCTCCGAATGGCGTGATTGGTCCACGTGGCACAATCACTGGCCGGCCGATCTGCTTGCCCACTGCTCGCTCCTCTCTCGTGGGGCGAGTTAACACGACGCGGTTAACTCTGACGGCGGGCACTCTAGTCGGCCTTCCGGACGGAAGTCAAGGGCTGGCCGTCATCGAACGTACCGAGAATGCGGGGAACTCCGTTCGCCCGCCCGTTCTCTGGCTGCTCAGGCTCGAGGATCGCGAGGGCGTCGCGCAGCTCCCGCGCGGTTCTACGGATCCGGTCGACGGCCTGCACCCCGCCGATCCCGACCGTAAAGCGCTCCTCCCCCACGAGCACGGTCACGTCCGGCCAGCAGGTCGTGCTGATGTCGAACCCGTCCCGCTCGAGCGCCCGGGCGATGAACTCCATCAGCGCTCCACGTGGCTGTCCGGATTCGGCCACCACGAGTGGCGGCGGTCGAGGATCCGCGTGGCGCCCTGGAGCCATCGAACATCACCTTCACCCGCAGCCATCGGATCGGCGGGATGGTCTGCTTGAGCGCGCGCTCGATAACGCGGCGCATGTTCGAGGCCGCTAGATAACGGTCGTTATCGCGTAAGAACGGCGCCCTGGTTGGCTTTCAGCGTGACCGACGTGACGTGGCCGCCGGCGGCGTTTTCCATCGGTTCGGGCAGAGTTATGTGCGCTTCCTGGCCACCGTTCTCGACCGTGTAGGCGACGCCGTGGGTGAACTGCCGGGACCAGAGGCCGAAGCTGGAGCGAGCGCGTGCGCCGAGCGGGTCGCCGAGGCTCATTTCGTAGCGGTGTGGCCACGCGGTCGGGTACTGGTGGCCGCCGTCGATCGAGTCGCTCCCGTTGCTGACCAAGAGCAGCGTCGCCAGGTCCCATTCCCGCGCTTCGGCGCTCGTGTCGTGGTAGTCCCAGCCGACGGTGATCCCGACGCCGTAGACGACGTGCAGCCATTCGACATATTCGAGCCATTCGCGGTAGCTCGAGCTCGACCCGAACCGCAGCCCCGACGTCTTGCCGGCGCCCCACTCCTCGAACACCGCATTTATCGACTTCAGGTTCCGGTCGTAGACCGGGTCGTTTGCGCCTTCATGTTTCAAGATCATCGACGCGAGCATGCGGCTGCCCTTGATCTCGCCCGGGAGGACCTCGAACCAGTGCGTGTTGACCGTGATGTGCGCGGCCGGGTGAGCCGCCCGGATTGCTTCCGCGAGCGCGGTCTCCCCGGCGTTCCACGCCGTCCCTTCCGCGCCGCTCGGGTGGTGCCCGCCGGCGTACTGCCAGTCGTCGAGCCACTCCCCGATGCCGCCGCGCGCGAAGTCTTCGGTGACGCCCACCATGAATGCCGTGCGGCCCGCGAGGGTCTCGAGGTGAAAGCGGTTGGTGCCAGCTTCGCCGCCTTCGCTGTTGTGGGTCCATGCGTCCCGGTACGGGGTCCATTTCACCCCGGGCACGATCACCGGGTAGCCGTTGCCGTATGGCGGGTAGTAGCGCGAGAAGGCCGTCCAGTGTCCCGCGAGCCAGGAGGCGTCGCCGGCGGTCATCAGCGGGTCGGCCCAGGTTGCCGCGTCGCCCTGGTAGGCGGGCCGTCCGGCGC